TTAGTTATTCCACCAACCAACATTTGTTATATATTCGACGCGTTGTGAAGAGTTGTCGTAGATGTCATATGAGGCAACATCTTCTGCAGTATGAGTTTGGCCCCAGAAACCTATTTCAGACTCAGCAGGAATAGGCCCGCCACCACTTCGCATTCCACCAGACGGAGATGGCCCGCCAGATCCAAACTTATTGGGGACAAATCCCTTACCTGAATTAGGCCAGAATTTACCTTGTCCAAACTTGAAAGGCTGTCCTTTGTACATACCTGATTTAGTATAGCCCCATGTTGGGAATAGTTTATTAGTAGCATTTGGGAATAATTTCTGTGTAATGGGAGAATTATAGAGCGTGGTTGTACCAGGTGTGTAATAAACTGAGTAGAGTGTTTGAACTACAAAGTAGATAATCGCAAGAATGGCGACTCCGTAGATAAATGTTAAAATATAGCTCATTGTTCCTAATATATTTTGTTTTTTAAATACCATGGTAATTTTCAAATGGGCTTTGCTTCAGAGGTGATTTGTTTTGTCTCACTGTATGGAACAGATATCTTAGTCATAATAGGCACAGATCTCCGTTTAATAGTATGTTCAGATGTCATAACAGAGGATTTTGTTAAACAAGCACCCATTCTAATATACTTATGACTTTTTAGGAAAAAGTCAGCAAAAAATAGGTTTTGCGCACTTATGACTTTTTAGGAAAAAGTCAGCAAAAAAATAAAGTGTAAAGTATTCAAAAATATTATATATGTTTTTGCGGACTTTTTCCCAAAAAGTCCCTAGAAGTCTGCATCTAATGCGAAGCTCATTTCTTCATTTGTTTTACCAACACCTGACTTAGCATACGAGGTTACACGCTTTTCAAAGAAGTTATCTTTTCCTTCAAGTGAAATACGTTCCATAAAGTCGAATGGATTTAGAGTATTATAGATTTTGCCATAACCAAGTTGCGTTGATAATCTATCAGCGACAAACTCAATATAATCAGCCATCAATCTATCATTCATACCTACAAGGTGGCAAGGAAGCGACTCAATAATGAATTGTTTCTCAATCTTAACAGCTTCACGAATTATTTTGTGTACTTTGGCTTTAGGAAGTTTGCGTTCAATTTCTTCATAAAGAGCACAAGCGAAGTCAGTGTGAAGCCCTTCATCACGAGCGATAAATTCATTTGAAGTAGTGAGACCAGGCATTAGACCGCGTTCTTTGAGCCAGTAGATGGCGCAGAAAGAGCCGCTGAAGAAGATGCCTTCAACGATAGCGAATGCAACAAGGCGGGTGGCAAAGTTTTCATCACGCGATTCAATCCACTTTTGAGCCCATTCTGCCTTTAGCTTCACACAAGGAATAGTTTCAATTGCTTTAAAGAGATGAGCCTTCTCTTCTTTGTCTTCTACGTAAGTATCAATGAGTAGAGAATAGGTTTCAGAATGCACTGCTTCCATCATAAGTTGTACTGAGTAGAATTGGCGTGCTTCAGCGAGTTGGATTTCGTTCATAAAGCGACAAGCAAGGTTTTCTTGAACTATTCCATCAGAACCAGCGAAGAAGCCAAGAATATTTTTAATGAAATATTGTTCGTTCGCACTTAGTTTTATCCAGTCTTTCATATCTTTAGCGAGATCAATCTCTTCAGGGGTCCAGAAAACGGATACGTGATTTTTATATTTTTGGAAGAGTTTGGGTTTTTGGATAGGGAAAAGGGTAAACCGAGTAGGGTTTTCTTTTAAAATTGGTTCAACAAAGTCATCTCTCGAGTCTTGGAGTTGTTCGAGGGATTCGATATCCTCCAACTTAGAAGATTTTGCCTTAAAAGATGGGGAGTTAAATGCAGACCTGGATTTGGGACTTTGAATAGGGTTCTCCATTTCAGCCACTATTCTAAAACCGGAGAAAAGAGATGCGTTCATTTTACATCATAATCTTACGCACAATGCTCGTCAATTTTATCGTTTTTATAATGTAAATAAATGTAAAAAATTAAAAACGAAGAGATGTGATTAATTATATAAAATTTTATATTAATAGATATTATCAATGTCTAAAATTATAATTTATTGTCCCAAGTATGATGTTGCGAGTGGCGGAAATTCCATATTACATTATACGGGGCATATTATAAATAAATTTTCTAGCTATAAAGCTTATTTACTTCCATTTTCTGATGAAACAAAAAGCCAAATGGGAAGTAATTTACTAGCTAAGGAGGAATTTATAAAAAATGATGAATATAATGTTTCTATTATTGATATAAATGACATAAATAAGGAAATAGACATTATAATTTATCCTGAGTCAATATTTGGCAATCCAATTGGAATGAAAAATGTGATTAGATGGATATTGTATCCACCACCTAGTGAAATAATTAGAACGTGGGATTTAACAAATGATATTTGTCTTTTCTATTGTTATCCTTATATGCATAATTTTTATTTTTTAAGTAATTGTTCTTATAATATTCCAGATATGATAGATTATTATTCCTCATTTGAATTTAATAGGGATTATTTATTATTTACTATAATCGATGATAATATATTAAATTATAATGATGAAAGTAATATTGTTAGAGAAGAAAAAACTATATATTCTTCTAGAAAAGCATGTGGAATTTATGGGACCTCAATGTATGATGCGAATACAATAAGTAGTTTATCAAAAATTCCACAAGATAAATATATTGAAAATATTAAAATGACAAAAGAACATATTGTAAATACATTTAGAAAACACAATAAATTTGTGAATTATGATTTGTATAGTTTTTTAAATGTAATAGCTAAAAAGTATGGAACTGAAAGTATAGTCTATCCCAATACTAAATTACATAAAGATGATTGGAATAAAAATACTATATGGATGAAGAATACTAAATATGGTGAAAATGATGGTGAAGGATCATTGTATATGGATATAAATTATGATGAAATCAATAAAAAATCAGTTAAAAATCTAGAATTTATAATTAATAAGAAAATGAAATTAAATAATATAAGATTTACAGAACCATTAATTGAATTGAATGATAATAATGGAATAATGCCTAATGTATTAAGTTGTCCAATAACACTTCAGAATTTTAGTATTGAATATTCATTTGAAATAACAGATTTTAATTTTAAGTGGCAAAATTTATTTGATCTGAATTATACCTCATCAAATACAGGCCCAAGATGTGAAATTGATTCTAATGGCGATTTAGCAATTATTTTAGGAAATAATTCAATAATATATGATGGTATAAAAATTATGAATGGTTTAAAAACAAATACTAGATATAAAGTAATATTAGTCTTTAATAAAAATAGTTTAATTGTTAATTTTAATGATGAAAAAGTAAATACGTATACACTAAAAAGTAGTATATTTTCATTTTCAAATATAAAAGTATCTGGTGGGTTTGATAATTCAAGAGATTTAAATAATTCAAAATTATATACATTTCAGTTATATAATTATACAATTTACAATGATATAAGTAAGATTAAACAATTCAATAATAAGTTTAATAATAATAATTTAGATTTACAAGATGTATTATTCCAATCATATCTTAGGGATAATAATTTTAATATTAAATTTCGAAATAACACATATGAAAGTTTTGCTGTTAAGTTTTATTTTAAGAATAAAGTTAATCAAATAACACGGTTTGTTGTTGGAAACATAATTTTTGAAGCTAATAATAATAATTTGTATATACGTAATAGTCAAAATGGTCAAGAAATAAATAGATTAGCAATTGAAACTAGTAAAATTTATAGTGTTGTTTTCTCTTCAAATATTGAAAAATGTCATTTATACGTAAATGATACAAAAATAGTAAACAATATCACCGTAATATTAACATTAAATGAAATGAGGATAGAAGGTGAAGTTTATAATATATTTGTAAAAAGAATAGATATAAATAAGAAATTAGAGTTTGAAACTACAGATCTATCGCCATATATAAATACATTTTATACATTAGGATTTATGAAAGTAGATGGATTATTTAAAAATGAAATAAGACTATTTGATAAAGTATTTAATTATTGTTTTAATGAATTGGTGTATAATGTTCAAGATTATATGCCAGGAGCATTTGAATATGTGTATGAGTTTGTTGAAATTATTATCAATAATAAAATACATACAATATTAAATAAGATACTTGGAGAAAAATACTATTATAATGGTTCTGATGCAAAAATTTATTTTAAAGATACAAACTGGCATTGTGATAGAAAAGTCTCAAATACACACTTAAAAGTTGTATTATATTTATCAGAACTTAATGAGAATAATGGTTGTTTAAGAGTTATTCCAGGAAGTCATCATTATGGTGATAAAATAAACTCAATACTCAGTAAAAAAGTTATCCCCCTATTTCAAGGACCAGGTGGGTTTCAAAAAGATTTTTTACAATTTAAGGATAAAGATGTACCTTGTTTTCCAATTAAAAATAAATATGGTGATCTAGTGATATTTAATTTAGGATTATATCACTCAGCGTTTGGAAATCATATAAATAAAAAGATGATATGTATGAATTATGCATCGAGCTATGAGGATATTAATGATAGCGAAAAATTAGAATGTATTAATGGTGACTTTGGAATCAATTTACTAAGAAAAAATATTGATTTTAATAGAAAATTATTACCAGTTGGACCTACATTTTATGATTTTATAAAAACCTATGATAATTATTATGATAAATACATCAAAGAATATGTGGAAAATGATAATCTACTAGATAGATATATCAGAATCCAATCATTTGAACAAGATAAATCAGAAATACAAGAATTTATTAATAATTGTAAAAATACTAATACAAAGAAAACTAGTAATACAATAGTAGTATCAAATAATTATTCAGTCTGAGTATTTTATATTGATTTATAATACGAATGACAGTATTTAGTTAGTTATGTATGATTTTTTCAACCTTTACCCATCCATTTAAGTTTGCTTTTTTTCAATTCTGCTTCTATTTCTGCCATTTGAGCAGGTAGTAACAATTCTTCCTCTTTCTCAATTGTTTTAAAATCATCATAGTTTATTTGTAAACTACGTCCAGAAACAGAACTAACCATAAGTACATTTCCTTTTTCTTTATCTTGAATATATTTTTGTAAATAATATTTATTTATTTCACTTATTATTTCAGGGTTAATATCATTTGCCTCTTGGTATCCGCTTATAGTTGCGAACAACATTATTTTTATTTTTAATGCGTTACATTGTTCAATAAACTTTGGGCTCATGTCTGGTCTCCCTGCTATTTTGCCCGATGGTGGGCGTGCTTGAATCTGATTCGCATAAATATCATATTTTTCTGATTTTAATATTCCTATATCTTTAATATTTTCACAGTTTGAAACACCATAATTTCGTATTAGTTTTTCATCTTTTGCTTGCATCAAAATATCCATCATAGGCCATTGTTTTCTCCATCCATGAATTAAATAAAGATCAATATATTCACAATTGAGTTTTGAAATGGTATCTCTAATTTCTTCAATTGACTTTGGTTCTCCTTTCCAAGTTATCCAAAGTTCTTCTCTTTTTATAGGTGATTCTGCTTCGGAGGAAACTTTTTCTAAAACTTGGCGAATAGTTTCAAAATAATCGTGTTGCCACCCAGAATAGGCATCAGCACCATCAATGTGTCGATATCCAATTTGCAATGCTAGCTCAAGCATTTTCTCAAAATTATCCTGAGCTGTACCAAAACATAATTGTGGCATAGATTCTAATGCACCACCTCTGATTTTTCTTTTGTTTTTCCGTCTTGTTATTCTCTTACTATTTTTTCTACGTCTTGTTTTCATTCCTAATTAGAAGAAAGAAAGTATTCTTTGACTATTTATTAAATAAATCTGTTATTCTAATAGATATGGCTGTATTTAATGATAATCCCCCAACAAAGAAACCCAGGCTCCGTTTAGGATATGGCTCAGCAGATAAGGCCCGAGCATCGGTGAAGAAGTTAAGAAAGGAGTCCCATCAATATCAATCACAGGCAGCCCATACATTATATTCTAGGGCTAAGTATCATAAGTATCAGACGAAGGGAATGAGAGAGGCTCAGAAGATTTATGGCAGGTTTATAAAGACTCTAAAGCATAAGAGGTCTAAAGATTAAAGGATATTTGAAGTGAGATGGCGTTCCCCGCAGTAAAAGTACACCATTTGTATTCGCTAAATTTATATGATGGAATGGATATTATTTTTGAGAATTTAGGAATGGTTGATATGAATAATCTAGAAGAATTAATTAAAACAGAGAATTATGATATGATTAAGGTTGTAAATAGAATATTTACAATTAACACGTGTGACAGGACAATAACAATATCTGGGCATAAAATTAATAGTAAAACATATATAATTAATATGGCTGGTAAGGGTGACTTAATGTTATTGCATTATAGTTGTAAAAATGAAGATATTATAACAGGAATTAAGCATTTATACTATATTTGTAAGAGTTGTGTACAAGTGAGCTTAAAGGATTAAAGAGATCATAAAATCTGTCATTACCAATATTTTTGTTATAGTTTAACTTCAATAAAAATATAGTTATTTTTATATTATTTTAAGAAATCTACAAGCTACTATGTTTGCCAATTAATAGGCTCTTTTCCCATTTCTGTCAACCATCCATTTACTTTAGAGAATGGTTTTGTACCAAAGAATCCCTTTGATGCACTCAGAGGCGAAGGATGCGCAGATTCAAGAACACGGTGACCATTTTTATCAAGATAGAGACCAAGTAGCTTCTTCTTAACCTGTGCAGATTTGCCCCAAAGTACAAAGATGACATTTTTATTTTGTGCTGCGATAGACCGAATAATTTGGTCAGTGACTTCTTCCCAGCCAATCTTTGAATGTGATTGAGGCACGCCAGCTTCTACAGTAAGTACTGTATTAAGAAGCATTACACCCTTAGTAGCCCAGGATTCAAGATTCCCGTGTACAGGAGCTGTAAACCCAATATCACTTACAAGTTCCTTGTAGATATTTTTGAGTGAAGCAGGGATTGGTCGAACATCTGGTAAAACTGAGAAGGCTAGCCCGTGTGCGTTTCCAGGTGTGGGATAAGGATCTTGGCCAAGAATAACAACCTTTATGGACTCGAGTGGTGTAAGTTCAAGTGCTCGCCAGATATTTTCCTTAGAGGGAAGGAACTCCTTAACAGCAAGAGCGTTGGAGAGTTCAAGGAGTTTATCTTGGCAGGGTAGTAGGCAGTTAGCCCAGCTAGAAGGCACTGAATCATAAAGCCAATTAGCACTTTTGGCAAAAGTGCCCAAAACTTGTACAATTGCACTTTTTCCCAAAGAGTCCCCAGAAACAGGCACAGTCAAACTAGCCTCTGCATCTTCTTTGATAACATTAATAGCTTGAATAGGTTTGGAGGACTCTGCGATTACTGGCTTGATATCAACCTCTTTAGATTCTACAGCGTGTTCAAATCTAGCAGCAATAAGTAGTTTCAGATCATCATCGCCAATCTGCTTAGTTTGAAGTTCAGAATAGAACTTTTTCACTTTCGGATGTGCCTTAAATGCAGTGGGATCAAAGTCATATACATACAGAGCCTCTAAGGAGCGAGCGCGCGACAAAGCCACGTATGCCTGACCAAACTCAAAATTACCAGTTCCAATATCAACTAGCGCCGCATCAAGAGTTGACCCTTGACACTTATGTATTGTTACAGCATATGCTAGTTTCAAAGGTATTTGAGTTCGTGAAATAAACTCATAATCTTCAATAGGCCAATTATGATGACCAATTGATTTCTTAACACCATTTACAAACTCGACGATGGGAAGTTCAGTAGAAGGACAGAAACCAACAATGACGCCACGAGAACCATTAACAAGACCAGAATCAGGATCTACGTTCGCAATAAGCATAACTTGAGCATCAACCATAAGTTCTAGTTCTTTTGAGTAGGCGCCATCAGAGTCAAATATATTGAGTGCTTTTTGAAAGTTTTCATCAGATTCGATAAAACCATCTGGAATCTTGCCATCATATACTAGGCGTGCTTTGTATGAGTAGCGACGTCCAGTAAGTGCGCGAAGATTAGAGTCATTAATCATTTCAACTTCTGCGCGGCGAGGAAAGAGAAGAGTGGGGCGAATCTTGTTTTCTTTCCAGTCGCGACCCTGGCATCCACGTAAAATCTCACACGACTCTTTAGTTAGAGTCCCAGTACGCGCCTCTTTAAGTACTCCCTGAAATACTTCGTCTTTTTGGCGTTGAATCTGAGTTAGTTCAATTGAACTCGTAATTGCTTCTTTCCACGCTGCAGACTCGAATGCGAACATTGTAGGTTCATTACTCTTGTTAACAGGTGGGAGTTGAAAGAAGTCACCTACAAATAGTATTTGAATTCCACCAAATGGTTTTTTATTAGAGCGAACTTTTTTACCGATTTCGTTGAGTTTATCGAGGAGTTCAGCGGTCATCATTGAGATTTCATCAATAATTAGAAGATCGGTACAGAGCCAATTACTCATTGCTTTTCTATTGCGGCGAATCTTGATATAGAGTTCAGAAACAGATCCCTTACCGAGACCGATGCCTGCCCAGGAGTGAAGTGTTTTTGCTTTATGGCCAAGAAGAAGTGCAGCACAACCTGTTAGGGCGCACATTTGGATACGTGGTAGTTTTGCCACAGACCCAGGATTCTTTATAGCTATCAATCGCTTCTTAAGGCCAGGAAACTCGGTATAAATTACTGAAAGGAGATAACTCTTACCTACACCCCCGCCACCTGTTAAGAATATATTGTCTCCTTTGAGTAAGTGGTCAATTACTGAGAGCTGTTCTTTAGTAAGAGTATCAAGTGGAAGAATGGTAGGAGGTGGAAGTGGTGGATTAAGAGTATTATAATTATCAAGGTATGCTTTGGCTTCAATAATAGTTTTAAAGCCTTCATAAAGACAGCCTGAGAATCCTTTAACGTTTTCATTGGTGGTTGCCCAGTTGTCATAGATGCCTGGATTGTGGCCTTTTGCTACAGCGTAATATGTTGTAGACTTTGATGAGCTCATCTTGGATACATTTTCTTTAAATCCCTAAATGGTTTCAAATTTTATGTTATTTTCTTGATTTTGAAAAGTCTTATCAGTTAAAAGTCATATTATTAAGTGCTTCTATGAGTTTTTCGCTAAAGTTATTAATACCCTTTTCCTGAATATTCTTTAAAGCTGATATGTGAATTGATTCAAGTATATTATCAAAATCACAGACTAGCACATTATAAGTAACTTGGATATTATTATTATTTTTAACTAGGCTTTTAATATTTTCTAAAGTAATATCTGAGTTATAAATGTGTTCGTGTAGTAGATGACATTGATCGATTAATTGACTAATCTCTTCGCATACTGATATATCTCCAAATGAAGTGACTGATGATGTGTCAGACATTTTAGGATAATTAATATATGCTAGTATTATTTAGACTGTCTACTTATAAGGTGTAGCATTGAATGCGAGTAGACTTACTGGAGTATGGTAAGAAATAGTACAAACCATAGGGGCTTTATTTGCTTTTTCGGTTGTTGTCCAAGATATGAACCAGTGTGCAGGCATAAAAACACAATTACCAGGACGTAAGATAATATCAATAAACTTAAGGTCACCAACGAATGGTGTGTCTTTAGAGGTAAGGTTAGCAGGGAAGCAACCAACCCAGTCGGCAGGTAGAGATTGTTGCACAGTTTCAGGCATAATTGTAAGGATAATTTCACCATCAACAGGAAAGAGACAGGTCCAGGTTGCAAATGTTTTTCTGAGGCCGATATTGCCAGCCCAGCAGTGATATTTAGGGAACATCCAGAATTTTAGGAGTGGATTAATGACTGTAGGATTTATCCATTTATTGGCCCAAACATTAATACCAGATACCTTAGCGATTGTTTCAGCTTGTGGATATTTCCAGGGGCATAGGCTATCAGGGGTTGAAGTGGATACCCAATCGGTGAGGGTGGTTTCTTGGAATATCGGAATGTCTTTGAAGCAGGGACGAGCAAGGATGTCATCGTGTGTCCAGAATGTAGCGGAGGGAATAGAGCGAAGAACAGCTGGAACTTTTTCATTTAAGAGCGATGAAAGATTATCTCGTTGTGACCATTCAATTTGGTTAATACGAAATTCACAAACAGCCTGTTTATAAAAAAATGTCAGAATCAGAAATACTATACCAATTATTAAAATTATTTCCAACATTGGAACCTAATTCTTAATATCAACAAAAATACTAGAATGTCACGCACTTTAAAATATTATTGATAGATATTTTGTTGAAGAGGAATATGATTTATAAGAGAAAGAGATGTCATCAATGGTAAGCTTATTATAGTAGGATATCCAAGTGTTGTATTATTCTGAATAACGATAATATCATCTACTTCGGTCATTTTAGGAATATGAACCCAAGTTTCTTCTTCTAATTTTATTTGGTTATTATTAATGGTAGCTGATAGAAATGTGTTACCATAGTTTTCAAGACGCTTATCACGTTCATATTTATCATAGCAATAATACTTAGAATTCATTTCTAGAGGTTCTATAGGAGAATATGTAATAATAGCAAGGGGGTTAACAGTTTGAATTTTATAGAAGTAGAAGTGATGCCATCGTCCAGGATATACACGGGCTGCTTGGTAGGCGTGGAGAAGCTGGGGCCAGGAAAGGAGTCTATTCGAATAGAGACGCATTTGGCTACCGTTTTATTTAAGCCTCCTACCCTTCAATTTTATTGTATATGTGTATTAGTGATGTCTACGTGTTTTAGCAAGAGACTTCTTATTTGAAGTAGATTTTTGCCCAATACGTCTGGTAGTAGCAAGACGGCGTTTAGCTAGAGGCTTTTCAGTGACTGCTGTACTGATTGCTGTTTTCTCAACTTCTATTTCTTTTTCTATTGGAGGATTTATCAAGTTTAACACCTTTTCAATCCATTCTTGTGGTAAACTGCCAGTTTCTAGGGCACTGATAAAGAAATTCTCTTCTGTCTTAACTAGTGATTGTACAACTTCAATTAGACAGTCTTCGATTTTGTCAACTTCATTGATATCTTGTGCGATATCAATATCTTTAAAGTATTGGAGCCAGGTTGCTTTGTATTCTGGTGTAAATATATCGAGTGTTAATTTAGTGTCCATTGCAAAACCGTATCGAAGACCAATCTCATTAAATTGCTTATCGTAATCAAAAGTAAATTTAGGTGTTGACAGAGTAGTTCCAGATATATCGATAGTATGTTGGGCGATGTCCTCCATAACAATAAAACACCCGTAGATGTGGTTCTGTAACTTTAAAGAGTATAAACCATTTGTATTGGTTAATTGATTAAGAACCACGGATTTTATCTTAGGTAAATCCATTCTAATAGAAATCTTTCTTATATTAGATTAAAATAATCGCATATATATAAAGTATTTAAACAAATGTTATAATTAGAACTATAATAATATGCACGATACAGCTATGATGTCAGGTGCACTATTTGGGAAAGTATATGGAAAGGAGGGAATGACTGTTTTAGATGTGGGCGGGCTTGATGTTAATGGTAGTTTGAGAAAGCCATTTGAACTTTTATTAAAAATAAAGTATACTTCATTGGATATTGAAGAACATCCAAGTGTAGATGTAGTTATGAAACCAGGTGATGTATTTCCATTTCCAGATGAGTCATTTGATTTAATTGTTTCTACATCGTGTTTTGAGCATGACCCGTGTTTTTGGATGACATTTCGAGAAATGGGGCGTATAATTAAAAAGGGTGGTTATATTTATATAAATGCACCTTCAAACGGTCCATATCACGAACATCCTGGTGATAATTGGAGATTCTATTCAGATGCTGGTCAAGCGTTAGCATATTGGTCAGGTAAAACTGTAGATGGTAAATCCTATCCAGTCAAAGTAGAAGAGACCTTTCATATTCTTCCACCACCAGATGGATTTTGGATTGATTTTGTATCTGTATGGAAACGAGTAGATGAGAAAGAAGAGAATATTAGACTTAGTAATGAATTTAAAATGAAGTATGGTCCATTACGTAAGGCATTAACAGAGGCTAATTTACAAACACAGGGAATAATTTATGTACAATAAACAGAATATAAACTAATTTATAAGTAGTATTCATTAAGAGCAAATTCCTATATAATGTCACATATATTGGAATTTTCACAAGGTTCTGTTACATTAAATGAAGAACAGTATAAAGTAGTAACAAGTCCTGTATCAGAAAATCAACGAATCTTGGCATCAGCTGGTTCAGGGAAAACAACTACAATTACAGCACGCATCGCATACTTAGTAGAATATTATGATATTGATCCATCTAAAATTCTACTTGTAACATTTAGTCGCGCGGCAGCACAGGAAATGATTCAGCGTGTACATAATTTGATTGGATATGTAAATATGTATGCGGGAACATTTCACGCTCTATCTGCACAGATTTTAAGAGATATGGCACCAAAAATGATAGCAGATCAGCCCTTTATCGATGAACTCCCTTATCGTTTAGTTAAGTGGCTTGAAACAGACCGTGCCAAGAAATGGGTACAACGCTTTAGAACAATTATTGTAGATGAATATCAAGATATTAATGAAATTCAATGGCAACTTTTAAAGGGATTCTACCATCAGTGGGCTACTATGACTATTGTAGGGGATGATGCTCAAAATATTTATACGTGGCGTGGGTCATCAGTGGATTTTATATTAAATTTTCATAATAATATTCCGCGTGTAAAGGATTATCAGCTCTGTATGAATTATCGTTCAACAGAAGCAATTGTAACAATTGCGAATTCTATTATGAGATTTATTCCAACGTTGCCATTTAAAGAAAAGATGGTTGCAAATCAGAAAGGGGGTAGAAAGCCAGAAGTACATTTCTTTTTTAGAGCTTCAGATGAATATGACTGGATTGTTAATTCATTAGAGAAGTTTATTAAGAAGTTTACAGGACCAGGTACACCAAACTTTAATTTCGCAGTAATTTCTCGATATAATCACGATTTATTCAAAATCGAAGAACGTCTTCATCTAAAAGGTATTCCATACAATCTTTGTACAAACTATGACCCAGAACGTTCAAAGGAGCATAATAAGAAGATAACACTTACAACAATTCACGCTTCAAAGGGTTTAGAGTGGGATATAGTATTTTTTATGAATTTACATGATGATGTATTTCCATCGCGTAAGAGTGATGAAGAAATTGTGTGTGAGCGTCGTCTATTTTATGTAGCGGCTACAAGAGCAAAGAAGGGGCTATATATGACATATTCTAGACACGAACGATCATTATCCAGATTTGTAAGGGAGATTCCACGCCCATTTCTAAAGTTTCATAATATCGCATCATTCAAACTCAGTACAAATGAGGCGGCAGCATCGACAATGAGTATCGAGGATATGATTCGTGGATTTGACGGAGCAGATTGGAATGACTTAAGAGAGAAGAATTATGTTCCTATAATTAAAAATGTTAAAACGGAATCAATTTATCAATTTGGTCAAATGTTTTCAATGCCAGAATGGGTGCGTCAGTGTGATGCCCGCGAAACTTGGTTAGAAATGTTGCGATGGATTACCTTGAGAGAATGTGCGATTCACCAAAATAAATTAGATGAGTTAATAACTCCAGCAGTTAATGAGTCACTTCTTACATTGAGAATTTATAAGGAGGATATTGAATTCTGGGAAACATATGAGGCGGAATTGGAGCATTTGGTACATAAGTTTTTAAAGCATACGCAACAAATGCCCGCAGTAGAATATCATCAGTTAGACGAATATGTTAAGGCCAAGTTAAGGCATTTGAATTGGACGGTGCAGGATATGACGCACGCATTAATGATTATCGCAAAAATTCGCGGACAACTAAGACCAATGAGACATCACGGGTTCGACCTTAATGAATTTAACTTTGGACTAGTAAGAAATTCCGTACCAACTGAGTTGCGTTCAGAGGTATTAGGGAGTTGGCACGCGATTCTTGATAAGAGTAAAAAGACACACGATATACTTGGTGATATTTGGCGAATTTCTTCTATCAAATCAGTAATCGAAGGTAGAAATATTCCGTTATATCAATATAGTACAATATTTCCATTTTTGTTTCAAGAGGAACAGCAGAATATAGTAAAGGCGATAGAGGTGGCAGTTCCGTTATGGATAGTATCACAGGAGAATCCAAGTTTTAATTTTTTGTTTGAGGTGGAGGGGATTCGTCCAATTCAGTTTGATATAATGACGGAGAAGTGTGCGTATTATGTATTTTTTGATCCAAACTTTGTACCAAGTACTGAGGATAAGATACTACTTTTATTAAAACAGTATGCTTATGAGGAAATATATGATCGTTCATTGGAGGCAATTGGATTTGTGAATGCTGCGACTGGAGTAGTAATTCAATATGAGATAACAACTACCATACGGGAGCAGCTAAGCCAGATGTGGTTGTACCTACAAACGAAGTATAACCTGTACCAGGAGGTTTGATGCCTAGATTTTGTTGGTTAGTTGTTTGTGTACCAGGAGCGTAAGTGCTACCAAAACCGCGGATAGGGCGTTCAGTGGGGTCACCTTTTTTATAGTCAGGAAGTGCTCCGCCTGGTTGTTCAATGGGCCAAGCAGAACGAATGGCCTGTTGAGTAGGCGGCACTTCATTTACGCCACCGTGAGGCATTGGTTCACCACGCCCACTGCCGCCAGGAAGGGCATAGAACTTGGCAGCACCATAACGATCCTGTTTGGTGGGGTTATTGAAGAGGCGAGGGCTTCTATCAAAATATTTAGTATCATTTTCAGAACGGCAGGTGTAAATGTCAGTTCTGAGAAGAGCTTGGGGCATAGATAGTTCTGAGACAAAGGCGTCAGAGACGGGTTTTCTATCAGGAACAGTCATACCAGCGACGTACATATCGGAACTTTGTCGAGGAATATATTTGGTGGAAGGGCACCATTTATCGAGGGGGTGATTGAGTGTTCGTAAGATAGATTCTTGGTCAATGGCGGCAGCGTAACGACCGGGTGGATAGAATTCACCTCCAGTTGGAAAGACCATATCTTTAGGTGGCATAGGGGCAGGAATAGCGGGTGCGCTTGTTACGTAGTTTTTACAGACTTTGACCCAGGGGCGAAAGTCTTGAGGGAGACCGACTTTTTGTTGGGGGAGGATGTGTCGTAACATTTCAGTAGGATCCCAGTGTGTGCGGAGGCAGACAGGTGTAAAAAGATTACCCTCCACATTTGCGAAAGGAAAGTCGCTAACAAATGGAGATGGTGGCTGAACTTGACTCATTACTTAGTCAAAATATTTATTTATTAGGATTATCCTTCGCAGTGAGTCCTATATATTGAAAGTTCTGAGGATTATTGGGAATAGGGATAGTGGGAACATTACCTGAAAATCCAGCCTCTCTATTAGCAAAAGCAATTTCTTCATCTATTTGAAAGGTGGCTGTCCATTCATTAATACCGATATCAAAGGGTAAGAATAGCCACATAGGTGTTAGAGCAGTATCATCCGCATATATTTTTAACTCCAACTTGTCAAGTTTGCCTAATGGGGTTTCAAATAGGACTGGATTTTGGATAGCAGTTTCAGATGCTTCTCCAGTTGCGACACCTTGTAGAAGAATTTTTGCGGCCATAAGTTTAACCTGACCAGAAGTTTCATTGGAAATAGAATAATTTTCATTCATTGCTACATCCATATTATTAAATGATTGAAAATCGTTAATTTGTAAAAATAAATTAAAATTACTTGTTGAATTAAGTGCTAAGATAGTACTAAAGTAGTTAAATTTACTTGAATCAAGAAAATTAATACCGAGACGATAGGATGGAAATTGATTAATTACAACATCAGTAGGTATACAACCATACCACGATTTTATAATTTTTTCGTATGCAGCACAGCAGGTACTTCCACAAAAAGTAGAGAAAGAAGATGGATCTGGCGGGGGCGGGTCGCCATAGGTTGGTGGTGGGTTAGGTGATATATCTGCTAGTGATTCAAATGCTAGAACAGGATGGGGTATTTTCTCGCCAGGGTTAAAAAGTGTTTGGTGGGGTAAAAATGCAGCAGGAATACCTCTACAATCGTTATACGTTTTATTATTTATTATGTGATGAGGTATTATACCTGTATATTTAGTTGATATATATTCGTGATGTTTAGAGTTAGAATATCCGTGAATGGATGAAATAGTTGAATTAGCATTTTCAACAATATTATAATAACTAGATATAGTATTATGATAATCTAAGAAGTTAGTAAAAGTAAAGGTGGACCCGTGATAATTACCGTGTAGCTGTGCTCCAAATATATTACTAAAATTAAACATAGATGAAAAACCTGTATGGGCATTCCATTCACTTATAGTAGAGTTGGCGTATATTAAACCTCCAGTATATGAATAATTAGTTATGCTACCAAGAGTATAATTGTAAAATATAGTACTAAGATAAGATTCCAAAGCCTTAAAGACGGAATTAGAATTTGAATATAATGTTTTAAGAGTTTGAAATGATCTATTATTAAGACCTTTAAGAGTTAGTGCGTGATTATATAACGAATTATATTTATTTGTAATATCACTTTGAAGTGATGTATGTAAGCTATTATGGCTACAGCTAAATCTTCTGGTATTTTCATTGTATGAAAAGATATATTTATTAATATGTCTTAGTTCAAATGTGAATTGTTTTCTATAGTTATCAAGAGTGCCCTTATTGAGAATAGATAGAGTGTAGTATATATCGCTATTTAGTCCGAGAAACTGACCGAGAATATAGTCTGATACTTGTGAGTGTGTGTATGAGCCTGTTTTAACAAACACTTTGGCTAAACCAGATGCGAGTAGTTCTTTAAGAATAGGAAAATAGTATGCATTAGTAGCAATTTTATCTGTGATAACTGGATATGAATCAATATGTAAATTAGTATAGTAAGTATTAATAATATCATTCTTTGTATGAGAACTGCGTACACCATTAGATAAATTTGTCTGAAAGTAATCACCAGGTTCATTGAATAATATGGAAACATCACGATGAATTTTGAATTCGTTTGCAAATGTTTCATATGAAATTACATTGAAAGGTGGTGTATTATTAGCACTTACTGTTAGTGCAGTAGCTAATTTACTATTGCTATAGTTACCATTTGGAATTGAAAAGGCATAGTATGTAGGTTCTCCATTAGAATTAACACGTGCTTTTTCAGCTACTGCAAGACTGTTTCCTCCAGATGCGCAGCCTGCTACATTGATACAAGTACTAAGACAATATTCAGGAACACCTAAACCTAATAGTACAGCAGAAAGTTCTTGAGCAAATATTGGAGAATTAACAAAGTTTGTAGTATTATTGGGAAATGAAATTTGTACAAGTTGAAACTTTGTAACATTTTTATATACACGAGGTGTATAGAGTTGAAAATAAAAGGGTGATGACCATACGGAAAAATCTCTATTGGTTGATTTAATACTCAAAAGAGTTGTCTGGGTTGTTTTAGGCGGGTTTAAGTATGTAAATGAAGAAAGATTTGTAATATTTGTGCTATTATCATAACTAGAGCCTGGCGCGTGTTCCATATATTTAAGTTGTTGGGCAGATGTATTAAAATTAGGTCCTGCGGCGGCTATAAGAGCATATCGCGGGTCTTCTTCACGTCTGATACGAGGATCTTCATAGTCAGGCAAACCTTCACTATTATAATCTTCAGAGTCATCATCCGTATCTTCTCCTGTATCATTCCCTGTATCATTCTCCGAATCATATGGCATATAATATTTTGGAGTATCTTGATTCATTTGTCTAATTAGCATTTGTGTAATTTTTCTTTATATTATCTTTGGGGCTATATAAAGAAAAATATATATGATAGAGATAATTAAATGGATGCTAATCAACTTGGACGTAATAGTAGTAAATTTAATAATAGAAATAATTTACAAATATCAAATGCGGATCTTTTTATATCCAATAACAATAACCCATTTTTAATTTCACCATATGCCCCGCCCACAAACGTAGCTAAACAGACCACAGTCGTTAATATTGATGAGACTATTTCAACTCTTGTTGGGAATCTATCATCTGTTATTAATTTATCTACATTTACACTTTCAATAAGTACAATCCAACCAATAGCATCTGATCCTAACCAAGAAATAACAATAATCGCAAGTACATTAAGACTTGATGTAGTAGATACAGTCATATATGGTACATTAGAAGTTGATGGTAATTCAAAGTTCAATAATATTAGCACAGGCTATCTGTTCGCATCTGTTGCTGATATAAGTTCTTTAAATGTTAGTACATTTAATGCTAATACATTAAATATAAGTAACTTTCAAGCTAGTACAATAACTGTTAGTTCATTATATGGAAATAATGCATTTACTAACTCATTAAGTACAGGACAGCTATTCGCATCTGTTGCTGATATTAGTTCTTTAAATGTTAGTACAATGTCGGTCTCAGGAACTATTTTATTTTCAACACTTATTGGAAGTACAATTATTGCTAATACAATGACAATACATTCAACACTTCAAGTATCTTCGATAGATGCGACGGGTCATATTTCGTTTGTAACAATGTCTGGGAGTACAATTACTGGAAATACATTTACAGTTCATTCTACATTATATGCTTCAACTGTTAGTACTGGTAATATTAATTTTTTAACATTGGATGGTGGAAAAGGAACAATATCAGAATTTACATTTTCATCAATAAATATGATACCAGGTGTAATATCAACTGCCGCAACGACCTTACATTCGTCTTTTATAATTAATATTGGTGCTAGTAAATATAAAATTCCATTGGAAAAGATATAGAAGTATTTTAGGTTTATAAATCAGTCTGAATCCAAGGTCAATGAAGACTATATATAGATGATTAACCCACAACTGCCCAACTAATCTGCGCTGATGAGTCATATCCAGCAGATGGAACAGTCCCATTTAGTATGAACTGTATAGAGCCATTAGATGGAGAAACAGCAATTATCCAGTTATTTTGAACTACATTAAGTGATCCAATTGTATATCCATTGGCAAGTTGTGTTGTAGCACTAATCTTACTATTGACAGTAATATTTGTATCTATAGTGGAAGCGAATGATACTCCCCCTGAAGAGCTCCAAGTTAGGGTACTCATAGAAATAATACCAGATGGTAAAGTAATTCCGCCGTTAATAGTGCTTGCATTAATAGTACTAATTGTTAAAGTATCTGAGAATACGGCTGCTCCATTTGTGCTCGTTATATATACATTATTAGATGGAACTATTGAACCGTCTAAATGATATGCGACAGCATTTCGGAGTGTCGTAATTCCAAAATCACGTGATGTCATTTAATCCTAATTACGTATATCATAATTAATTTGTATAAAATATAATAAAATTATGAAGTATGATTTAATTGTGAAACCATAGAATAGCGTATCCTTTTCCACCATTAGAGCCATTTTGAAGACTTTGTCCACTAAATCCTCCTCCAGATTGTATAAATGCTGATAATGCTCCTCCACCACCTCCAGCACCTGTATAATCTATACCAGCAACCGCAGCAGGAGCAGCAGGTGGTATTGCTGTATTAGATAAAGACCCATAACTTCCTCTTCCACCCGTTATAGGGCTACCTGTATTTAAAATAACTTGTGTTCCATCGCCTCCTCCACCGCCAACATTTAATTCCTGATATTCTCCATATACATCAGTATTAAATGTAATATTAACTTGATTATTGGCACCACCAGCTTTACTATTTCCTCCACCAGCACCTGATGTGAATTTACCGCTATTAAGTTGAGAAGTTGTGCCAGCTGAGCCATTTCCAGTACTATTTCCAGCTATACCTTGTACTATAATCTTGTTAGTAGAGGCCTCAGCAGTTCCTCCACCGCCACCACCATTAAAACCTGTACTACCACCTGAACCGATATTATAAGGTACAGGATTAGGAAATCCACCACCACCTCCACCACCGCCAACTGCTACTATAGTTTGAGGCACATTTCCAGTAATTGTAAGTGTAGTGGAGCTTCCATTAGATCCGCTTACTGGATAATCTTCAGCAAAAGTTCCTCCGTTTCCACCAGCTCCAATTTGTAGTGTAACAGAGGTTGTTCCTGCTAATTGTATTGTGCTTGAACCAGGCGTTGCAATAACATTGTATGTAAAAGTTCCATTTGTTCCTGTGAAGGGAAAGGATGCGTTAATATCACCACTTCCTCCTCCACCACCCCCATATGCGGTAATGTATGCTGTAAAGCTCCCTCCACCACCGCCTCCACCGCCAACGAGAATATAATCTAAATATTTGTATTCGCCATAATCAGATGGTGTAAAAGTTGTGATATCACCAAAAGAAGGATTTAGCCCATTAAAATAAATGAGTTGATTGTAGAAAATACTGATAACCGTAGAAGCAATGAGCAATGACATCTATTACAATAATATTAAATTATATATCATAATTAATTTGTATAAAATACGATAAAATTATGATTCTAGATGGGTGTTATAGTTAGGTTAACATACCCACTGCCGCCATTTCTAGTATAACCACCAGTAGTGTAATAATATGCTCCTTCACCACCATCTCCTAATGTACTATTTCCTTCTGGAACAAATGGCATTGTTGGACTATTTGTATAATAACATCCGTAAAATATTGGATTCCACCAGGCAGACTAAATGGTAAATCAGGAACATTGCGGAGTTTCTGTGGTTTCTATTCAGAAGGTTAAGGACGTAAATATGTTATAGTCAAAGTTGTACCTATACCTGCCACAAAATTTCCTAATGGGGCAGCGACAGCAGTCTCATTATCTACTAATATAGTTGCGTTTGCATTTAAATATTTAATTACAACTAACTGATTTTGAACTCCACAGGCCTCCTCAACTACATATCCGTTAAGATATCCTTGCCATCCTGGCACTATTGCTGCATTATAACGAATGCCATACGTAAATTGAGAAATTAAACCTGCTGCAAAAGAGCCCCAAGTCCCGCCTTGTGGGATGTAGCCTTGACTACCAGTAACAGCTCCACATAGTACACCGACAAATGTTATCTGATACCATCCATCAAGAGGTACACTATATACTGCACCACCATCTGTGAGGCGACCAGTGTAACCTGGTTGTTCATAGGTTATCCCATCCCAACTAATCCAAGTTCCATCTGGTGGGAGGGGGGGAGGACCGTTACTATCCAGAGTCTGGGCTGTGACTTTATAATATTGCCAGATATATGGATAATTACTTACTGCTGGTATATTCCATATGACTTGTCCACCAGTTCCAGCAGTGAGAACCTGTCCAGCTGTACCGCTAGAAGCGTTATTGTCAAAAAGACTTGAATCAAGTTTCAGTGTGTTATTAATTATAGTATTACCTGTTAGTGTAATATCTTGAGTTAAAGCAATCGAAGTACTAGGTGTAACAATATTAATATTTCCACCAGTTGAACTGATTGTAATATCATTTCCTGCAGTTTGTCGTAAGTCTGAGTGAGCATCAAATAATATATCACTCTCTCCAGTAGATAGCACAAGTTGATTAACACGGCTGAAAATACTAATCGAATTATCGGCTCCAATTCCAATACTTCCTGAACTATCGGATGTTGATAAGGCATTAAGAGTCATATTTCCACCAATTGAACTAATTGTAACATCCTTCCCAGCCGTCATTGCGATATTATCATTAGTTGACATTGTGATATTAGTCCCAGCCATTATTCCTACAGCATTCTCTTCTGCCGTTATTGCTACGTTACTATGTGATTGTATAATTACATCTCCAATTTTTGATTCGACTGTTGCATTATTTTCATATGCTGTAAGACTCGCAGCGGCTCCTTGTACTGTCACACTTCCAGTTGCAGTATTAGCATTTAGTGTAATATCACTGCTGGATAGTGTTAGTAATCCAGTAGAATCTATAAGCGGCTGTCCATTCATATCCAGAGGTGATGAGATAGCAACATTGACAACGGGATTGGAAGCAGATCCTGATATTGCAATATTTGTTCCAGCGGTAACTGAATTAACTCCACCACCACCTCCACCACCGCCATTAATGGTACTTACATTAATAGTACTAATTGTTAAAGTATCTGAGAATATAGCAGCGCCATTTGTGCTTGTTACATATACATTATTTGGTGGAACTAATGTATTATTACGTCGGTATGCGACAGCACTTCGGAGTGTAGTAAATCCAAAATCACGCGATGTCATTTAATCCTAATTATCTGTATCATAATTAAAATGTATTAAATACGAGAGAAATTATGATATGTGTAATTATTACTATTTTATAGTAATAATTTGTTGAAGTGTCACTAAATGTTAAAATAGTATAAGTAATTAAAAAAAGATTATGGTATAATATATCCTACAGAGGCATATCCTCCTTGTATTTCCCGCCCATATGGATATAATAGAGTAGGGGGGAGTATATTACCAGGATATGATGCTGTTATAGTAGTAAACGATTGGTTATAATATGAACTTCCTCCACCACTTGCACAACCACTACCAGCACCTGTATAACCATTACCGCCAGGAGCAAGATTGCCAGCTCCTCCTAATGCTTGTTCATAGTTTTCAGGAGTTGGTCTTCCACTTCCAGGTATACCTGTAATTATTGAACATGCACCAGCATTTCCACCACCATTAATTTGACCTCCTTGACCTCCAATACCAGCACCAGATGAAGTTCCATCACCACCTACAGCTACTTCATTTGATGGAGGGAGAGAAGACCAACCGCCTCCCCAACCTCCAGTTTGATTTCCTGCAGAATTTGTTGGGCAGCCTCCCGCTCCTGCTATCACAAATAATGGGCCTATTGTTGGTATATAAATATATGTAGCTCCAGATGGTGTTGTTGGAGCATAAAATTCATTACCAGGTGCGCCAACAAAAATATTAATGGAAGAAGTACTAGGAGGCAGTGTTATTGAACCTTTAATATAACCTCCATTACCAGCTCTACCAGCTCCATAATAGTTATCACCTCCTGCTCCAATTATTTCATAATTGATAATTTGAACTCCAGGAGGTATATTAAAGGTATATGTTCCTGGACTTGAATAGATAACTTGTTGATATGGTATATAATTAACCGTAGAAGCGACATACCAAGACATTTTAAGTCTATTATATATAAAACTAATTTATTATAAAGTATACCAACCAGTCGTAACAGTTGTAGTATAAATAAATGAAGTAGTTCTTCCAGATAAAATAATAGATGTACCACCAACTACATTATTTACTGTAATATTACCAGATGCTCCAATATTACGTATAACTATAATTGTTCCATCAGGTGGGACATCACCTGCTGTAGGCAGAGTTAAAGTCGGAATAGTATCACCATTAACAAAGCAATATTTACCAAGATAATTTATCCAGCCACTTGAAGTAGGATCTGATACAATTGTAGATGTAGCAACACGTGAAATAGCTGGACCAGTAGCATTAATTGTACTAGTATTTATTGTAGATGTAAAAAATTGTTGTGTAATAGTACTATTTGAATTAATATTAAAATTTGCACAAACATTAGTGATATCTGTTAGTACAAAGTTTTCCCAACTGCTTGTCCAAGTTGGGTTTCCATCACCCATTGTAAGTATTAATGACTTAGGCTGAGTACTATTTTTAAGTGAATTAAAACGTAATACAGGATATGTTGGATATACAGGTCCAGAACCAATATCAGCTGTATAATTAATAAAATATGACTTTGCAGTACTAATAGCAGAAGCAGCTACAGCAAAAGTAGATATTTGCTGTACATTTACAATACTTGATACTGATAATGTAGAATTTATATTAACATTGCCCGTATTAGTATTTACAATACCTCCATTATTTAAAGTACTTGACCAATATACATCATTTCCACCTCCACCACCACCATTTATACTTGAAACAGTAATACTGGATACATAAATATTATCAGATAGTACAACTAGACCATTAGTAGATGTTATAAGAACTCGATTACTTGATATAGGTATATCATTGGCACCAAGAGCATATGTATTGTTGCTGGAACTTCCCAAATATGAACGAATAATTAATGGGCCACTATTTATGGCATTAATGCCTGAAGAACTCATCTAGAAACGGGTGAGAATGAAATTATCAGATAAAAATCTTTAACTAGGAGATAAAACACTGCGAATCAAATGAATTATTAAATATCCGGAACGTACTACAGAATGCCAGCAGGTGGAGGTCTACTACAACTTGTAGCAACAGGAAAACAGGATTTATTCTTAACGGGTAATCCTCAAATTAGTTTTTTTAAGATGGTTTATCGTCGCCACACGAATTTTGCCACAGAATCTCAACCAATGTATTTCGATGGTACCCCCAATTTTGGCCAACGAATCAGTTGTCTTATTCCCCGAAGAGGTGACCTCTTAGGCAGAGTGTATTTAGATGTAACTCTACCAAGAATTTATGATACAAATGGGAATGAATTACAGTATACAAATTCAGTAGGTCACGCATTAATTCAGGAGATTACATTTGAAGTTGGTGAACAGGAGATTGACCGACAGACTGGAGAATGGATGGAAATCTGGACTCAGCTGACAACGCCTGCTGGGCAGCGTGATGCACTTAATGAAATGATTGGTCGTGTCGAGCAATATGTTCCGCCATCTGGTCCGCCACCAATTCTACAAGCAGGCCCACAGTCCGAAGGCCTACGACTCCTAATTCCCCTACAATTCTATTTCTGTAATAATCCTGGTCTATATCTCCCCTTATTGGCTCTACAATATCACCCAATTCGTATTAATATTACACTTCGACCATTACAACAATTATTTTGGGTATTACCGCCGCAGCCGCCAGCTACACAGGAAGCGTGGAAGCCTGCCTGTTCGATTAATGTAAGTTGTACATCACAAATCGTGAATATGATGTTATGGGGTGACTATGTATATTTGGATGTGGAGGAGCGTCGTATGTTTGTATCAACATCGCACGAATATCTTATTGAGCAAGTTCAATATACTCCCCCATATGCATTAACTGCGCAGCAGACTACCGCCACGGTCTCAGTAGAGTTCAATCATCCGATTAAGGAATTTATATTTGTGGCACAGCGAGATGAAATGATTAATCGCAATGAATGGTTCAATTATAGTAATTTAGCAATTAATGAACCCTGTCCAGCACTTGTTCAGCCATATGTAAATGGTAATGCTCCAGCGGGTCGTTTAGATTTGATATCAGCTGCTAAGTTACAATTGGATGGTTATGATCGCTTTCCACTCCGAAGCCCAATGTATTTTAGATTACAACAGCCATACGACCATCATACTACCACTCCGGTCTATTCATTTATCTATGATTACTCTTTCGCTCTAAGGCCAGAGGATTTTCAGCCTACAGGAACTATGAACGCCAGTCGTATTGATAGTATTGTATGGCAGATTCAAATGAATCCAGTGTTAAGTAATCCAATGATTCCTGCTTGGCAGCAGCGAGGAAATTGTCGTATTGTTGTTTACGGACACAACTATAACGTTTTCCGTGTAATCAATGGATTTGGTGGCCTTCTATTTACTATTTAATTGTATTGACCTGTAAAATTATTATTATTGTATTGTCTTTAAATCTAAACAAAGCGCTAAAGACGATCCAAAAAAGTCACATTAGACAGTAATGAGCTCAGGTGTATCTCAAATTGAATATTGGTTAGGTACCAATAAAAATGCTGGTACTAATAACCAAAATAGTAATGGTAAAGAAGGTGGAGATGGCGCTGTTTACTTATCTTATGACGTATTTATGGCCTTAGCAGTAATAGGTGGTTTTTTTGCCTTAGACCACTTATATTTACGTTCGCCACTGACATTTTTAGCAAAGATTGTAATTAACCTATTATTTTTTGGAGTATGGTGGATATGGGATGCATTACAGGCGGTATTTAATGATGATGTGATCAAAGTATTTGGTCTAGGTGTGCCTTCACTAGGCCCAAAAGGGATTGCGGCGGGTGTCTTGGCAAATGATGTACCCGATAAAAAACATATGCGATTCTTTATTTATGCAATTTGTCTAATGTTTACTGGTATATTTGGTGTAGATTCCTTCTTAGTTGGAGATATGACCTCTGGATTTATTCGTTTAATTTCACTTATTACATTGATATTTTCGCCTATTGCGTTGGGTTGGTGGTTGTATAAATTATTTAAGTTTTTCTTTGATACGAAGGCGGTAACGAATGGGAATTATGAGTATTTTGGCGCACCATCTCCGCCACCTCCTCCATCTATAGCTGATCGATTAAAGAGCTCGATACCAATTTTAGGTAGTATTATTAACCCATTAGTGACAGTCAAAGACGCGGCTGTTGGAGCAGTAGAAAATGTGGGTGAATTTGCGGTTGGAGCAGTAGAAAATGTGGGTGAATTTGCGGAAAGAGTTGTTACAAATCCAGGTGCTGTAATTGATAGTGTATTGAGGGGTCCTATTGAGAAAATCGCATCACTTGCTGGCCCAGTAATAGAGCCAGTAATAAAACCAGTTACAAATACTGTACAAATTGGCCTACAAACAGTAGATGATATAGCTGGAACAGCACGAGAGTCAATTGCTCTAGGTAGAAATGCGCTAGATAAGGGTGCTTCCTTGGCACAAAGTACAATAAAAACAGCGGGTGATGTGGCGACAGCAGCGACAGCAGCATTATCAGTTGCGCCAGCGATAGCGGGTCTTTCATCTGGACTAACACCTAACACAATTAGTGCAGCAAAGTCAGCATTACAAGGTGGGGGTGGTGGCTCAACATCGAATGTATTACCATTTGTGTTAATGGGTACGTTAGCGTTAATTGCTGTGTCTGGATTTATTTTAACTTACCGTCGCTCAAGACAGAATGAGCAACCACGGAAAGATGATTCCCCTCCCGAGCCAGGAGTTCTTCGAGAGTCTGATAAAAAAGAATCCTCCTAAGCCCCACGACCCACTTACTATTATTAAGTTTGGTGCTACTTGGTGTGGTCCTTGTAGAAGACTTGATATGGATTTCTTAGTTGGGTTAAGTGATAAAATAAAATGGTATGAATGTGATATAGATGAAAATGATTATACGCCTGGCTATTGTGGTGTAAAATCAATCCCAGCTTTCTTAGCTATTGTCAATGGTAATGCCCAACCTCTTTTTGTTTCATCTGATACTATGAAAGTTGCTCAATGGATTAAGGGTGGATTTAAACTTGCCTAGATGATGTTAAATGTAAAATACGTTATACATATCTACATTCATCAAATGAATACTTAAAAAGTTTATTTAAAAAATTAAATTGTTCAAGTGTAATATGATGTATTGTATTATCTGTTTTCCCTATATGAAAGTCATATAGATAATCTCCAATTTCCTTCCATATGCGGGCCTTTGTAGTAATATTCAATTTAAGTTCCATCTCGCGTGCTTGTTCGCTATTTAAAGAAAGTGACAGAATATCATATACAAAATATATCATTATATTTAATAATATAATGATATCTTTAGATTATTGTATCTTTGGACTCATTTAAAAAAAGTAGCATAGTTTATCGCGATGTTCTGAATACTGAATACATTTATGAGGTCGTAATACAGCCCGTAAATATGGATAAGGAACGCATTTATGTTTATTTTTCTTGAGTTCAGAGATAAAGAAATCTACAAAGTGTCCAGTTGTTCTTTGACGTTCTGGATGCCATTGAACTCCATATACTGGATAATACTTGCCTTCAATTGCGGCTACATATTCTTTACCGTTATTATCTATACTTGTAGCAAGTATGTTATAAAAACGGCGTAGGTGTGAATTGTTTAAGAAATCGATAGGTGAAATGCCATATTCGTGGTTATTGTTACAGGATTTATTGTGTTCTAGGTAGTGTAGATAACTTGTAGAGAAAGATTGAAACATTCTAGAATTGTGTCCTGCTGGAGTAATCTGGAGTGGATAAAATCCCTGAGCTGGATAGTGTTTTAACTTTGTAAATCCACCAATTAAAAACATTAATAACTCAAATCCAAAACAAGTACCCCATATTGGAAAATATTCATCTTTAACTAAGGACAATTCAAAAAATCGCGTAATGGTATCTATAAACTTTGTGTGTTTGACGATGTATGTAGTTTCACCGCCAGGAATAAAGAGGCCGTTTACCATATTGAAGTAGGCCTCGTGCTCAGTGGTGTCGTATGGTATGGGAATAACACGAACACCACGTTCTTCAAACCAATCAACATATGCTTTCATAATATGTGTTTGGCCGTATTTAGTTTTCTTCATATGAGGAATTGTAATAATACCTATACATAATGAATCTGTACGTTTATTAGTCTTATGCCGTATATGTATATGCGCGCTCATTATTGCCTATTAGCACTTCCTACAAAAAAGCGCAAAAAGCATTTTTGAATACTGTAAAGAATTTACATCAAGAGAGGGGTTTAAGGGGACGCTCGTTTGAGGTCTTTTTGGACTTAAGCGCTTTATCAAAAGTGCATTAGTTTGCAAACATTAATCTACCTCGTCCTTCACGCACATCATATACGTCCCATCCTTCAGTAAATACGCGAAACTCGGATCTACGTCTTCCATCATATTCATTACCTGTTATATTCGCTAAATCTATATGTAATGTTGGTCTATCTGCCGTAGTAAAATTAACGGTACCTTCAGGTTGGCGTGGGGCTGGATATATAGTACCATAATTATCACCTGTTGACCATTTCATTTCACCAATCTGTAGTCCACTAGCCTTTTCATCTTTGACTAATTGACAAATGTCTTGCCATAAGAAGGGTTCGTGTAGATTTTCGCGATCACGCCCTGCAATAACAAGTTTCATTTTGTAGTAGTACGCTCCATAGAATAGAGTATATGGATTTGTGACGGTTGGTGGTATCAAAGCAGGTGGAATAGGGAGAAAGTAATCATTGGAGAAATTATCGAGACGATTTCTGTCAATTGAGGTTTGATTTCTAAAGAACCAAAAAATCTTTTCTGTTGGATGGCGGCCATCTAAACGACGAGTTACAGCTGCGGTGCCACCTTTATCCAACGGAATATAGTCTAATTCACCAAATGTAAAATCATTCTCAAACTGTCGTCGAAAAGGAATCTGGATAGGTGTGGAGCGGAGTTCTTCTTGGACCCGAGGTGGAACGTAATGTTGAACAGTTGAAAGGAGGATAGTTGGATTTCCCATCTCAGCTAGTGTATTTGGTGTAAAGTCAATTTGAACTCCATCCTCTCCAGTGTATGTAAATTCAGGAACTAACCAGGGAGTAATATTTGGTCTGTAAAGTGATTCGTTGCTGCATACAACTAGATCTTCCAATTTTCTTAGAGTCACTTTAAGGCGAAATTTCTGCCAGGCCATAGCAACAAGAGGAAATCCTCCATCTCCTGGACATTGTAGTCCTGGTAGTGGTAACTTAACTCTAAGGTGTCCAGGTGTCGCCCTTAATTGAATACCACGATCAGTAGGTAAATTAGTTACTGGGTCAATTGGTTCTACAAGCCCGCCCAAAGTTTGTTGTAAAAAACTGCTTGTATAAGAGCCCTCTGATAGTTGTTTAGCGAGAAGGCCGTCGCCACTCCATTCTTGAATTAAGAATTGGTCTTGATAGAATTGAATTTTTTCAAAGAGAAAGTATCCAATATAGTTAACGTATCCGTATGATTCGCTATTAATTTTGGTGGTAATTGGATAAAGACCATTAATTACGCTAGGTTTATAAAGGGGGCCACCAAGAACTCTTGGAAGTTGTGGAATCCAAGTAGGTAAATCAATTTCGAATGCGCATTCTGTCATAACATCGCCATATGGATCTATTTCAACTTCAAAAGTATTACCCCAAGAGGTGCCATTAATGGGAACAATTGTTTTGCGTTCTGCGAGATGGTGTGTGGAGGATTCATAGCTTGCATCGTATGGGTAAAAGCTCTCTTTGGAGTCTTTAAGGAAGTAAGTATCTTTGACGCCGCGGGCAACGAGTTCAAAAAGAGCACCTTGACCGCTGGATTGATTAATACTGGTCATTCTATCTTATAGAGACGAATGTAATGTCATTTTATACTCCCTTAAACTTCACAAGGTTTATGCGAGTAGGTGGCGAATTAAACTGGAAAGGATTCCAGATAATAGTGCAATACCGAGAGCTTGTGGTAGGTTAAAACGCTGTATAAGGATGATTAGGATTGCAAGGGAAGAGAGTAGGGCAACAGCTAATACAGCAAGACCTTCACTAACAACAGCTTCAGCGCGAACCTTTACAGCCATAGCTTTAGAGACGAGGAAGTGTGTAACAGTTGCCGTAAGGAGGGAGGCGATAATCATAACAGTCAAAACACCAGACCAGTTAAGATTATAAGTAAATGCAGCGACATAAACGGCGGCAATATTTAAAGCCGATATAATAACAGTTTCAAGCATAACTTCAGTGGTTGCTTTCATCATTTTCTATACTATACGCATAGATTTTCTTATAAAATTTGATAAGTCAGATGATTAATTAAAAGTGTGTAAGAAATGACGAATCTAGTTATTGTAGAATCTCCCGCAAAATGTCAGAAAATCCAAGGTTTCCTTGGTCCAGGATGGCGAGTTATCGCATCAATGGGCCATATTAGGGCTCTAGAGCATTCATTGGATGCAATAGGTCTTAATAATGATTTTGAGCCAAAATATGAATTTATAAAAGAAAAGGCAAAAGCAATTAAACAATTAAAAGAAGAATCAAAAGATGCAACTGATATATATTTAGCAGCGGATGATGATAGGGAAGGTGAAAATATTGCATATTCAGTATGTTTATTACTTAAGTTAAATCCAAGTACAGCAAAAAGGGCTGTCTTTCATGAGATTACGAAGAAGGCTGTAACAAATGCAGTTAACTCGCCGCGTAAGTTGGATATGAATCGTATAAATGCACAGCAGAGTCGAGCGATGTTGGATATGATGATTGGATTTACAATGAGTCCCCTTCTATGGCGATATGTAGCTCCTAGTTTATCAGCGGGTCGTTGTCAAACTCCAGCGTTGAGGTTGGTGGTAGAGCGTGAGGATCTAATAACGAATTTTAAGGCGTCGTCAAGTTGGCAACTAAACGCAAATTGGATTACTGCTCAGGGGGGATTTAAAGACGTCTTTAAGTTCTCTGCGCAAATGGACGATGACTTGGAGGATGAGGAGTCTGCCCTAAATTATATGGAAATCATCCACCAAACTCCAGATGCCTCCATTATCTCTAAAGATATTCGTCCTTGGTCTCAATCTGCTCCAGAGCCACTTATTACAAGTACACTTCAGCAACAAGCATCAGCTATGTTCAGTATCAATCCTAAAAACTGTATGAAGATTGCGCAACGGTTGTATGAGGCGGGTCATATTACGTATATGCGTACAGATAAAGCGGTTATTTCTGAGGAAGCCACTGCTGAGGCTAAAAAGTGGGTTCTAGACACATATGGTGAGGACTTTTTAGAAAAAAGTCAGCAAAAAACAGAAGTAAAAGAGGAAAAGAAAACAAAGAAGAAGCCAAAGGTGGCAGGAACAAAGGAAACAGGAGCAAAAGAAACAGAAGCAAAAAAAGAGGATGGTGAAGTTAAGGCTCAAGAGGCACACGAAGCTATTCGTCCAACTCATATGGATCTAACTGCCCTTCCTGATGGTGACTGGACAGGATATGATAAGAAAGTATATAATCTTATTTGGCAGCGAACAATTCAATCAGTGATGGCTCCTGCTAGGGGTGAGACTTGTAAGGTTAAGATTCAGATTGAAGGTGATGAGGACTTTACTTGGTCGTCGCAATGGAAGCATACAACATTTGAGGGTTGGAAGCGTGCTGGTAAAGTCGCACAAATTGACGATGATTCTGAACAAAGTGGCAATGAAGATTCAAAAGAAGATACTTGGGATAAGGCTTCAAAGCTCGAAGTAGGTGACAAAGTAAAATGGTTGGATATGAAAGCGGAGCCAAAGGAGACAAGGGCGCAGGGTCGTTATACAGAGGCGACACTGGTAAGAGAACTTGAGAAGTTTGGAATTGGCCGTCCATCAACATTTGCATCATTAATTGCAACAATTCAGGATAAGAATTATGTAGAAACAAAAGATATTGTAGCCCGAGAGGTGAAAGTAAAGGAGTATACTATGAAGCCCAATCAATGGCCCGCAGAAGAGAAGGAGTTAAAGAAGAAGGTGGGAGCTGAAAAGAATAAGTTGGTGCCGACTGATTTAGGCCGTTCTGTGTTATCCTTTGTTCTGAAACATTTTAACGATTTGTTTGATTATGGATTTACTGCACAGATGGAAAAGCGTTTGGATCAAGTGGCAGATGGTTTGGAGCCCTGGAAGCAAGTCTTAAGAGATATGTGGGCATCATATAAGGAACGATATGAGGATTTGTGTTCGAAGCAATCTATTAAGACAAAAGAGGGAGAACAGAATGCAAAAGTGAAAGAATTTAGTGGAGGACTTAAAGCCGTTCAGTCAAAGAAGGGCCCTCTTCTATTGATTGAGGGTGTGAAAAAGGAGGATACCCAATTCCTAGGTTGGCCAACTGGAGTAGCATTTGAAGATATGACAGAAGATAAGGCACTTAAGTTTAAGGAGGATGCTGCGAAGAAGAAGCGTGGGGATGAAGTAGGAGAGTGGAATGGGCAACAGATTATTAAAAAGTCAGGTAAGTTTGGAGATTATCTTCAGTGTGGCGAAGTTTCAATTCCATTTCAAGCAGGAGAGGAATTGGATAAGACAATTGAGAGATTTGAGACCAAGCAAAATGGGGGTACAGGAGTTCTAAAGCAGTTCAAGGAATATGTAATTCGTACTGGTCAATATGGCCCATATATTATGAAGACATCACTTAAGAAAGCACAGTTTGTATCAGTTCCAAAGGGTATAGATGTTAGTTCCTTAATAGAGAAAGAAGTTGAAACTCTTTATAAGACTGGGTTGGAATCGAAGAAGAAATGGAAAGCAGAAAAGAAATAAACTTAAAAGATATGATATGTATATAGTATAATATGAATATTATTAATAAGAAATATATTTTTCCTATAATAGTTCCAACTGAGTACTATCAAGACAGATTTGGAAATCAAAATAGTTATATAGAAATGAATCCATCCTTATATATTAAGGAAGATGGTACATTTATTATTTTAGTAAGGACTGTTAATTATTTAAAGTATAAAAATAAGGCATTTACTATTTATGGTGATAGTTCAAGATCCATTTATAGTATAATAAGGGGTAATATAGAAAATTTTGATGTGTATGATATTAAACAACTTGAAATACAATATAATATACCTCGACAATGGTCATTATGGTATGGAGTAGAGGATGTAAGATTTATAGATGATACAACAATCCTGGCATGTATTCCAGAGTGTAATAATAGTTCGCCTTGTATTTTTAAGGGTACTTTATCAAATAATGTACTAACATCATTTGAGAAGTGTAATCCATCGGTAGTTGAGAAAAATTGGATGCCATATGGGGTTTCCAAAGTGATTTATAGTGTATCGCCCTTTATAATAAAATCTACGATTGAAGATGATAGAGAGGAAATCATTTTGAATGAAAGTGATAAGAGGGAATTGGAGGGTTGGCATGGGTCATCGAATGGAATTGATTTTTGCGGAGATAAAATATTTTTAATTCATAAAAATAATGAAAGGGTGGTGAGTAGATGGTTAGTTCTAAATGAAGAAACTAAATCAGTAAGGTATTCGAAAGAGTTTGTGTTTTTTAGGGATAGTTATTTTGAGTTTACATGTTCATTGGCAAAATATGAGGATAGAATTTGGGCTAGTGTAGGAGTAAATGATAGTAAGGCATTTATAATTGAAATAGAGAAAGTTGAAATTTTAAAATTATTTATTTAAGAATGTGTTAATAAGGACTTAAAATAAAATGGAGATTTAAATCATCTTAAAAGAAAATTTGAAAACTAAAGAGGGTATAAAATAAGGTGTCGATTAATCACTAAGTATTCTACGCACAACTAGATATCCAAGATAAATAGAATGAAGCTGAATAATAATAATGCGCTTGAGTTGGTACATAGTGCAATTTCACTGAGTTCAGTATGGCTAAAGCATAATACACAGGTACATATTGCAATTCTTATGAAGCGTGGAAAGATTTTGGAGATTGCTAGTAATGCGGTGGGAACGCGTTCAAAGGGTTCTGGTTATCAGGAGAGAACTATTCACGCAGAGCGTGCGGTACTTAAGAAGATAGGTGATGTGTCAAAGTTAAATGGCGCAACACTTATTGTAATTCGTATTATGCGGGGTACAAAGGAGATTGGAAACTCTGAGCCGTGTCATTCGTGTAAGTGTCATTTGGAAAAGTGTATAAGGGAGCACGGTCTTAGGCAGGTCTTCTATTCAACTTGATATACAGAGCATCTACCAAGATGTAAAATCAAAAAATATAAAATCAAAAGAATAAACTAATTTTTTATTGATTTTATTTAATATTAAAAAAGTCGATTTAAAACTAACGAATTAAAGGCGATTAATTAAGTGAGGAAAGAACAGTATAATACATAATACTAAGCCTAGCATCACTAAATATATTTTAATTTTTTCATTTTTAGGTTTATCCTCGGTATAGATATCAAATAATCCCCATATGGCTATCCACCAGGTGATGGCAAGTATAGCAGAAACAATAAGCATTCTGATACAGAACTCTAAAAAGAATTGTAGTCTGTCTGCACAAATAGACTTAATAGTATTAGATTAAGAAGTTATTCAAAAATATATCAATGTTTGAATAATATAAACGACCAAAATCGGACTTGAACCGACGACCTTGCGGTTAACAGCCGCACGCTCTAGCCAAACTGAGCTATTTAGTCATCTAGGAGATTTCTCTCCACTATTTCCGTAGGACTAATTCTTTAGGCTCTGAACGCACTACATTTAGATTCGCAGATGAAGGTAGTATTTTTTTAGGTTTACACGGTTTTTTTCGCATATTATGTCGATCCATACTACTTTTACTATATGTGATGTAGCCACAGATACCACAATAGTAGTCACCCATTATACTATTTAGTTAGTACTTGTTTAGAATCAATTTTTAATAGATATAAGACTGTATATATTAAAATGTATAACATTATAATAATATATTTCTCGCGAGCCGGAATTGAACCAGCGACTACTCGAGTTTTACTTAGCATTAAAACTGCTACAATCGAGAATTCTACCACTGAATTATCACGAGCTGTATAGAGGAGACCTCCTCAATTATCATAGATGATTGTTTTTTAAGTTTTTAAACGCACTATGTAAGGTTATAAAAATTGAACCTAAGGATATCAAGATTTATAACAGTATTTAAATGAGTTTTATATCCACACATCTTGAAATGGCAAAGGACAGTGTTAGTAACGCACAACACGAAGTGAAAATTGTAATGTCAGAACTTCTTAAAAGAAAAACGGGTGATTCAAAGAATCTGCCAATTCTGCAGGAAGCACATAAAATGCTTCAAGAGGTATATCGTTTATTGGTGATAGTAGAAGATAATGTTTAAAACGTATAATGATGAACATAGGTTGAGGTGAGAAAAACTAGAAAATAAACTATATAGTGTGTGATAGGAGAAATGGAAACAATCTGTATTAAATGTACAATGGACCCAACAAGTCATTCTTTTAAGAAAATATCTGAAAAGGATGGTGTATGTACTTACTATACAAAACCAATAAATTCAAAACTATATACGGATACGGATGGAATCCTATCACATTATGATAATGCTTTAAAGCAAATTGGAGATAAAAAATGGATTTGGATATTTGACAGTGATGGATTTGATTTGAAGCACGCGATGGAAGTGAAAACTGGCTCAGGGATTGCGAAACTCTTAACAGAAAAGTATGCAGACAATTTATTAGAAATAAAAATAATAAATCCAACGTGGCATATTAGGACAATGTTAACGGCAGTTTGGCCATTTTTAAGTCAGACTACATGTGATAAAATTAGGATCTTGAAAGACCGATATTATAGTATCCTTGAGTTTGTTTAATTATGTCTAGTATGCCTTCGATGATTATGATGACTGTGTAATTTCAAAATGGGGTGCAATTTATTTGAAAAAAAAAATAACCGATTATAAAATATTCTAAAAATTGACACAATATTTTTTATATATTGACTATATAGAGAATGTTTAAATTACTTGTTGTCGGATTTCTAAGTTTCGTTTCAAGTCAAGGCGGGACTTCCTGTGGAACAGGGTTTGTTTATAATATGGCGGTGAGCAGTTGTCTCCCAACATCTCCAGGTTCTAATTGTTGTGATGCTTCACTAGCATCTTGTCAAGATGCTATTAAACTCTGTATGGCTAATGGTGTAGCTAGTGGTACAAATTGTCAAGCACTAGCGTGTCCAACAAGGATGCCAAGTCCTACGTGTTGTGACCCTGCCTTGGTTACTTGCCAGACTACCATCAGAACTTGTTTGACGACAAATACTCTCAATCCACAAATCTGTCAGACGCTGGCGTGTCCAACTCCATCTGTAACTACATCGCCAATTCGTACCCAAACTCAATATTCTATGACAAGCACCGTGAGAGCATCACCAAATGCTATACCTACTTTCAATAGGCCTAGTGAATCTTCTACGGCTTCGCCAAAACAGACATTAGCATCCAATACACCCAAGCAAGCGGATATGACCGCGACAACATCTGAGACGGCAACTACATCTAGAACAGCGACAGGTACAGCAACAGGAACTATGATAGCAACTGCATCTGGAACAGCAACTGCATCTGGAACAGCAACTGCATCTGGAACAGCAACTGCATCTGGAACAGCAACTGGGACATCTTCTATATCTAATACACCTAAGCAGACTGAAACTTCAGCATCTAATACACCAAGACAGGTTGATACAACTGCAACTGCAACTGCAACTGCAACAACTACATACAAGCAGACTGACGCATCAATGTCGATGAAACCAGCCGATCCTGCTGTATCGATGTCTGCATCTGCATCTGTATCTATGAAACCCACACGCAGTGTATATCCATCACGATTTGTCAAGTATAGTTTCTCTATTCAGCCCCGCCCCTCACAGTATGTATTTCCAGTGAATTTGACTACAGTTATTTCATCTTCTATCATATTTCCAAAAGCAAATCATACACTTCTTCGTGAGCCCGCAAAACTACAAGAACTTCAAATAATTCTTGCGTGTATTCTTCGTATGCCACTTGAAGGCATTGAAATAACAAATATTGCTACAAGTTCCATTGATCTTCCATTTGATGCTTCTATTGCGCGTCTTAACAGCAATGGCCAAATTGTATGTATCAATCTACCAAGTGTATCCACCACACAGGGGCCCGCATTACGCAGGTTACAAGTGGCAGATACAACGGTTTCATACAATATTCTTAATCCAAATAATGTATTTATGGTGGATAAAAAATCATTTGAGACTACTATTGCGACGGATCCAAATATGATATCTTATGCGAATTCAATTGGAAGTACTACTCCAACTGTAATCCCTCCTATTGTGCTATTTACTCTTATAAGCCCTGAGCCATCAACAGCCCCTGCACAGCCATCGAGTGCTGGAGCAATTGTAGGAGGTATATTTGGAGGAATTCTTATTGCTGGTGTACTCGGTGTTGCTGTATTAATTACTGTCCGTCTACACAATCGTAAGCGTCCTGTTACTGCAACAAAGAAGCCGACTGTAAATATTTCAAACCCTCTGAATTATACGAATAGTTCACAGGTATCATTTGCTCCAGTACCAACGCGGCGTTCTACATAATTCAGTCTAAGCATTGTTGGCAGTCCTTAAAAAGGCCAGGTACAAATTGGCATCTTTTAATACATTTAATTTCATTACGCGATAGGCGTTTCTTAGATTTTTTGGTGACGCGACCAGATTTATTGCGGATGGTAATCATTTTGTATCCAGATTTTCCTTTAATGGTTACGCGATTTGTCCGTATATGTCCCTTACCATTTTTAAATTCAGTATGTGTTTGTATAGAATTATATTCAAACATTTTCTAATATATGGAGAGTTTAAAATAATGATACTCTAAAGTATAGGGTGGATGAATGTATGAGAATGAGAATGAGCTAAAGACAGTAGATTCTATGCCAGGTAGTATAAATGAATTAATAAGTACAAATAATCGTTTAAAGCGTCCGCCATCATTATCAGAATCTTTTGCGTGGACGCCAGAAAATATAGCACGTGCAAATCAAATTCCGCTTATATCACTAGCTGAACGGCTTGAAGGGGGTCAAGAAGATATAGATCAATTGGTAAAACCAAGTATAAAGTATTGGAAGTATGAAGAACAGATTGTAGAAGTATTTATTAAGTTATTGCTTCATATAGTATTAATTTCGATATTTGAGACATTATTTTACTTTTTATATGTCTCATCATTGGAGAATAATGGTATAGAGACAACGGTGAATACATTTATAAATGATGCTGTAGCAAATTGTATGAATATAAGTCCATTAGAGATTCAGATTATAGATGATTTTTTGGATCCGTATATAAATGCGACACAAGTGATAACTAAAGGTAATAATGCGGGAATACAGAGGATGATATATAATGAATTAATATCAAGGCGTGCGTGGGCATATGTGGGTGGTTTAATGGGATTATTTATGGCATTGACTGTATATATAAGGTGTCGTCGTATAAAAATTAATTGGGTGTATATTATATTTGAGAATACATTGATGGTAGTATTATTGGCATTGTATGAGTTAATGTTTTTTAATACGATTATATATTCATATGAGCCGATTTCAACGGATGAGATATCGAGGGATGCGATAAGGAAATTTCAGGGTTCGTGTGGGATATTAAAGTAGGATTTCAATTATTTTTAGTTAAATATGTGAAAAGAACTTAAAGAACCCTACAAATATATATATTGTGGAGAAATCCACAAGTGAAGATGGCCGAGTCTGGTTAAGGCGCAAGACTTAAGTTCTTGTAGAGAAATCTGCGTGGGTTCAACTCCCACTCTTCACATATTGAACTATTTTTGAGGTACTCAAAGTATCTTAAATCTGGTCTATTAGAATATCGGTAGTTCGCTTGATTCTGACTCAAGAAGGCGTGGTTCAACTCCACGATGGACCAAATGGCAAATATTTTGCCCTACATACTAAAAGGTAAGTAGGGGGTAATATCTCATCGGTCTTATTATCTAGTTGGTTATGATGTGGGACTTTGAATCCCAATGCCTCGGTTCGAATCCGAGTAAGACCAAATCTTAGTTATTTAAAGCCCTGTTATGGATTTTAAATAGCAGAATAAAATCTGCGAAAGCCTTCTTAGCAAAGTGGCATTGCGTTTCTCTTGTAAAGAAAAGGTCGACAGTTCAATTCTGTCAGGAGGCATATAGTTATTAAGAGTTTTTGTAAAGGCTCCTAATAGCTATGTCAGTTAGCATAACTATAGCTCTCATAGCTCAGGAGTAGAGCGCTTCATTAGTAATGAAGAGGTCGTGAGTGCGAATCTCATTGAGAGCAAAGAACTATTATGATACTTTTTAAAAGTTTTTTAATAGTTTAAAATAAAATGTTAATTAAAAATATAATATGGCAGCCGACTTAGAAAAGGCTTGGAGAGAATATAAAGAAAAAAATAATTTACCTCAAGATCTTCCGATACAACAGGCAAATCCTCCATTTGATGAACAGCATCCTCTTTGGGGGTTACAAGTTCTCATAAATGGAGGCCAGCCGACACCTGAGCATTTTGAACGAGCGTGGCGTGCACTTCATAATGTGGATGGACTCCCTGTTCCGCCTTTATTGCCTGGACAGCATCCTCTTAGAGAATTATATATCCGGTCTCAATGGCGTATACAGCACCCTAATGGTGTAATGCAGGCAGGTAGACGTCATCGTAATCGTCAAAGCCGCCGCAGAACTCGCAATCGTCGTAGTCACCGCCGCATTCACCGTCGCCAAAGCCGCCGCAATCGGCATTAGGCAGATTTATCTGGAAATATGCTGAAAATGAACTTAAAGAATAATCTCCTAAATAAAATAGAGCCAGAAATGGTTCTCGTTGGCCCTTTAGTTCAGTGGAAGAATGCTCGCCTTCTATCCTTTTTAATGGACTGTAAGCGAGAGGTCGTGGGTTCGAACCCCACACGGGCCTAATTATATTATTATTATGTTCTACCTAATAATAATATAAAGCTTCTATACAATAAATAAATAAGTTGATGTCAAATATAGTTAATACCACATTGGTATCATATATAAAAGCTAAGAAAAAGGCAAATATTCCTAAGGCTTTAAGGGAGCAGGTTTGGATAACAAATGTAGGTAATAAGTTCGAGACAAAATGTTTAGTGGTCTGGTGTCAAAATAAGATAAATGTATTTGATTATCACGTTGGTCATAATATTCCAGAAAGTCGCGGCGGTGCTACAAATATTAATAATTTGAAGCCAATTTGCGCTAGATGTAATTTATCTATGGGTAACTATTATTCTATAGAGGAATGGTCAAAAATGGGTCAAAGTATTCAACAAAATATACCACAATCTATAAATAAAAACTCTGTAAAATGGCCTTCCGCCACTCCTACTACTGCTCCAACTACAACTACGATTCCAGCCAAAAAACCTTGGCTGATCTGTTGCTAATATTACTGCGGATATAAAGACTGAAATGTTATTCCTTATAAGTGTAGAGTATGCCCTGTGGTTGTGGAAAAAAAAGAACAGGCACCATTCATTTTATGGGCCAGCCAAATTCAGATGTTCCTGAGCCCGAAGAATGGGGACCCATTGTATGGAAATATCTACACTGTCTTACTGAAAAGATAGGTACATCTGGAAATAAAATTGTAGATACAGACCAAGCAAATTATATGGAAACACTTTTAACGACTCTACATCTAGTAATTCCCTGTCCAGAATGCCAAGCTCACGCCGCCTCATATATCAGCAGCAACCCTATTCCATCACTTAAAGGGCTTTATAATGAACAGCTGCGTACCACTGTACGTAATTGGCTTTTTACTTTTCATAATCACATTCGCAGTACAAAGGGCAGACCTATTATGTTAAACTCAGCGGATGAATGTGCTGGACTGTATGCTGGATGTTTTATTCCTAAATGTGAATACACACTTTTTGTTCAAAATGTAGCATATGCCGTTCGACAAGGATGGGTACGCGTAGATAATTGGCGAAGATGGTATAGTAACTCTGAACGTATGCGCATTATAAGTGGTAACATCGTAATATAATTAATCATATATCTTATAAAATATAAGTATTATTATTAATTCTAAGCGGTATTAATATGCCAACTGGCATTAATTAGTATATTTAATTCATCTGCGATCGATTGACTTGCTATATTCGCTGTACCACAATGAATACCACCATATAATCGTGATTTACCAGCACCATAGTCACCAGATGACATCTGGTCCCATGTAGTAAATTGTAGTGTTAGTGGCACAGCAGGAACCACTCCAGATTGAATCTCAGACTTACCAGCTGCAATAGTAAATGTACCGAATGGCTGAGTATCATTTGAAGTAAATAATGGAGAAATTAGTGTCTGTTTATCATAATATATAGTCTCAGGATTAATATTTGGCCCAAACCATTTAGTCATGGTTAAAGCAAATGTAGCCGAGAATTGGCTGTGACCAGATGGAAAATCTGCAAATGGGGGCGTTATAAAGTTTGCCATTTGGTATGGAATCCATTGATCACCTTTTACAGTTCCATTCCAGGATTGAACATTCGCACCAACATATCTGCGTCTAACTTCTTGAATAGGACGGTCTTCCATATTTGCCGCCTTCAATCTCCAAGTTACACGACCACCCTCGAACAAATGAATTGATAAATCGAGAAGAGAATATACTATATTTTCCTTATTAGTAATAGTAGAAGTACGCATATATTCTTTCCAAAACCAAATAAACATTAATGGAGGACTGACTGTTCCAGGCCCACCAGCCCAAAACTCCGCACAACATTTTTGAGTATCATTTAAAGTAGCAGTAATATTCATTACTTCATCTATTTCAGCATCACGGGCTGCGCCAGTAAGTGGCTGATGCGCTTGTTGAATTGCTGCTTCATCTGCTTCAGTTAGACAAGTGGAGAGAACTGTATCCCAACCATAGGTCATATAATTTTGAGGCGCAGCCGCACCAGCACCCTTTAACCAAAGAGCTGCCCAGTGTGTAGGAGCGGGAAATCCATTTATATCAGTTACTGTTATACCATCAACAATTACAGATTTGCCAAAATTTAGATTTTGTGTAGAATTGGGTTGTCCTGTGGCAGTGGCAGAGGCACTTCCATCACCTACTCGGTAGGCATACCAGCTTTGCCACAATGAGAACCATCCTGTCCAGTTACCAGCAGCTTTTACACTAGCCACAGTGGCTACTGGACAGTTATATATAGATTTATAACTAGCACCAACAAAATAGGGAGTAATGGTATCAATTACATTACATAACCACACAATAGAATCACTATCTGATAGAGGGGATGCTGCTTTATTAGACCAGTTCCAATTGTCATGTGTAGTAGAGATACGAGATTCAGATGAAACCCAATTCCAAGCTTGAGCAACTGAGGCAATCCATACGTACATAATACGCGAGCCCTTTGTTGGTCCAAGATTATTAGTAGCTACATACTGTAACATAGTATCAAGTCCAGCATTAAGAACATACTTTAGAGATGGAACAATATTAGATACAGAACCACCATTCATAATTGTAGATAGACTATCAGGAGGTGCTAAGAAATAAGAAGATGATGGAATAACTGGTCCTTGGCCACCAGTATTCATAGCACATACTGTAAAGGTGTATGGTTGCCAATCTTGTAAGCCAGTAAATCTATATGTAGTTTCACTAGTTGTAACTGGAGAAAGTGCGACTCCATTTAGGTATGGTGTAATGATATAAGTGAAAGGTCCATCACCAGTGGTAGGGGCATTCCAGGAAATAACTATAGAACCGACAGTAAAGGTGATTCCAGAGATGGCTCCAGGAATGGCAGGAACATATGGGGCAGTAATAAGTGACGCATTAAGTTCAGGGCAAGGGCAACCAGGACTAATACCAATACAAGTAGGGTAGCGAGTATATTCGGTCATATGTCCAGTTTTAACAGCATTCATAACGGAGCTATCATAAATACCAGGTAGTGGTCCATATCCAGTTTGAGGCTGTGTAGTGGTACTCGGAGGATATAGACGTGTTAAAAAAGAACCAGCTGTAGCTTTTTCACCTCTGCGCTTAGTAAGCTGTGAACTATCATAGATGCGATTAGACATTCTAATAATACTAAAAATAATATTATTGGAATGAATATTATTATATTAACTTTATTTGGAATTTAAGAAGTGTTTTCTACAAACTGGGCGATAGGCTTCAGCACCACCGATAGCAACACCATTCTCATCTTTAGGGACTTCTCCAAAGTATTTTGAGTAAACTGCAACTGTTCCATCACGGCATACTGAGCAGAATGCGCTAAGGCGTTCGACTTCTTCCGCGTGAGGAATGAGTTTTAGCATATCGCCAAATGGAGTTCGTTCTGATGTACCATCAAGGCCTGAAACTACGATATGAATAGGTAGTTCATCAGCCCAGGCAGAGACATATTCATGGAGATCTGTAAAGAATTGGCCTTCATCGATAGCGACTACATTGTAATCACCAGAGCGTACAAGGTGATTAATGGATTTTAGTAGTTCAACACAAGCCGCTTTTTCAACGTCTTTGTCGTGAGAAGATACACAATCTTTTCCATAACGATTATCGCCAATATAGTTTACAACGAGTACTTTGTAGCCAATAGATTTATAACGTCTAACACGACGAAGGAGCTCGGTAGTCTTCTGACTAAACATACAGCCGATGATAAGTGAAATATAGCCCATTTTATGTCCTTGCTATTTTGGTTGGCGGGCTTTAGGAGTCAAATTTTACGCAATTTAATTCGGTTATAAAAAAAGAGATGCCTAGTTGGTCTATAGATTCAATACCAGCATTTTGTATTACGTTGGAACGCCGTCAAGATAGGTGGCGTCGTTTTCAGGATCAGTCCGGAATCGATGGGTTGAATTTAAAGAGATTTATGGGTGTGGATGGGAAGACAATTGATATACGAACAGATGATCGTGTGGCATTATGTACTAAAAGAAACATTTTAGCGAAAACTCGTCGTTCTCACGAGGAGCTGGATAGTGTTGGCGGGGTTGGTTGTGCTCTATCGCATATAGCTGTTTGGCAATGGATAGTGGATAATAATCAAGAGGCTTGTTTAGTATTTGAGGATGATGCAATGGTTCCAACAGATTTTAAAGAAATGGCTAATAAATGTATTCAAGAATCAACCATTTTAAAGGATCCTAAAAAATGGGATATGTGGCTCTTAGGAGGAAAATGGGAGAATCTTACACGTATTCCTGGAGAGCCAAGAGCAGTTCGTATAGGAGAATTTGTATTATTTCACGCATATATAATGACTCTACACGGTGCTAAATTATTATTAAAAGATGTATATCCAATACATTCACATATAGATTTATGGACATCAATATATGGATATGTTCATGATTTTAGAATCGTTGGATGTACAGATTTGATTCTACAACAGAACCAAAAAGTAAAGACAGATATCCAGTCAGAAAAGGGGTGTGATGTATGTAATGTTCCTATAGATTATGGGAAAACGCATACAATGATATCAAATGTAGAATGGAATATTGCTCGTGGAGCAGAGATTGTCAGTGTAGTTTTAATTGGATATATATTATATCAGCAATATCAAAAAATGAAAAGTTAAGCTGTCTTAGTTGTAATCTGCGTACAAAGAATCTCTGTACCACTTGGATCATTCCAGGTAATCTTTACAACTAGCTTACCTGATACACTGTTTTCTGATGTTGATACCTGATGGTGGTGACCAACTAGAAGAGGGCACGGATCACCAGACTTTAGAGTCTCATCGCAGAGAAGCGCCTGGCTAGTGTAGGGAAATCCATTGAGTGTAGCCGAATAGTATGCTGTACCGCCTGTAATTGGCACATCCAAGTCAAAGTCAAAGATTGTTGATACATTCTCTCCTTTGGTGGGAGTATCTGTTGATAGAGTTACAACAAGATTCTTGGCAAGTGCTGAAGCTGATGAACAGACTGTTGTGCCTGATAGGGTGTGGTTAGGTACCGTAGTAGAATAGCAACTCGTAATAAACAAGAGAAGTAGAGCGGAGACCATTGTATCTACTTCACTATATATATATAAATCTTTAGACTAAAAAATATTGTGTTTTGTGTTTTTATTTGTATATGCTGAATATATTACAAAGCGTGTCCAATATCAGGATAACAGTCACCTAGATTCCACCAGTGAAGTAATGTATTACTGATATGAATATGTTGTTCATTAACTGTTCCTATATTAGAACCAGATTCTAACATATTTAGAATCCGATGAATCTCCAAATCACCATTTGAACAGATATCGCCATAGTGGTTTCGCAGTGAAGACATTAAATAATTGAGTCCGTATTCATATTGCATACGATGGAAAAGAAAGGTAAGATTAGACATTCCGTGATTATTTAATATTATTAATGGCATATTTCAATTTTTATATCATTGATCAGATTAAAAGGTTTTACGTAATGCTTCCCAAGAAACAGGGAATGCTTCAGAAAGACATTTATCTACAAGGCCAGCATACATACGAATCTCCTTTTGAGCATCCGCACCCAAACGAAGATGACATAGACGAGCATATGCAGCAAGGGACCCAGTCTCCACAAATTCTGTATACATACTTTGTGGAAGAATGCCGCGTGCAACTTCAGGTGCAACTCCTGAGGTAAGAAGATCATTATAAGTCTTAAGGGCGGCGTGAGTTTGCTCAGCGATTATACGATGGACTTCTTCAGATTCCTCTACAGGAGTAGCTTTAGAGCCTTGTTTTGCTTTAGGATCACGTTCTCGGATTTCGTCAGGTTGAGGTATCCAACATTGAGGGGGAGAATCTACATAACGACGACTAACTTCATTACGAGCAAAACCGATTGTATGACGATACCATTCGCGAGCTACAAAGATTGGCATCTTAATACGAAAACGAACTTGAGGATGAAAAAAAGGACTTGTATGGTTATGTTTTGCCAAATAGTTAATTAGTTTTTTATCACCCTCGGTAAGTTCTGTAGAGATTTTATCAAAAGATACGCGAGCAGCATTTACAACGGTAAGGTCATCACCAAACTTTTCAAGGCATTCAACAAACCCAATGCTATCAGGCATCAATTCTTTTTGGGAAGCAGCTGCCATCTCACTAAAAATATATAATGTTTATTCTTTAAATCTTTATATTTTTATATTTTATATTTTGGTTTTCTATATTATTAACTATCAAATGATGAAGAGCAAGAGCTAGTATCACACGCAATCTGACGAACTAGAGGGCCACTAGGGATTGGAGGCATTGGAGGCATTAAATGCCATGGCAGCATCGAATTCATTGGAGGCATTGGAGACATTGGAGGCATTTGAGGCATTGGAGGCATTGGAGGCATTAAAGGGGAAAGATTAGGAGAAAGTCTGCCACTAACTGTATTAGACGGATCGTGCGTACAAGTAGGGCCAATAGTTGTGCGCTGGTAAGCTCCTCCACTAACAGTTGCGCATAGTTCAGCACTAATAAGGCGTTGTGCGGAGTTAGAGAATGCGCGTGTAAGAGGAAGAGGAGGAGGAGGTAATGGGCCATTTTGAGGATCTCCATAGCCGCCACTAGGCATTGGAGACATAGCAGGAAGGCCGCGCATACGTCCAATGTAGCCTGCGTGCTGTGACATAATCTGAGCTGAATCGGCAGCGGCAAGATGGCGATTCTCCAGAGTTTGTTTGCAGGTATTCAGCTCTTCAAGAAGGATATTCCATAGAGAGTGCTCGTGTTCTCGACGATACTCAGTAATAGTTGCGATACAGGCATTAATCTTCAGGATGTGAGCAGCCAGTCCATCTGGTGTACCGAAATGTGACATAAAGCTCCGTGATTGCTCGATTAGCGCCAGCACCTCAAATCGAATGTAATGCGCTTCACCATTAATCTGAAGTACAGCATCTTCGGTTGTGACTACAGGTGAGTTGATTTCATAGGTGTTATGTGTCATAAGATCATATCCCTTGAGTGTAGCGACAGTTCCACTAGGAATCTTTGCAAGGAATGCTGCCTCGGTGCCAGCAGGCATATCTCCAATGACAATTTCGATCTTGTCACCAACAGTATTTGTGCCATAGCGGCTCTTTACCTCAGTGCCGACAGGAAGAACAACTCGAACCTGTTGAGAAGCACAGGATACAAGTCCACCGAGGATATCACCAAAGACACAGGCAACATCTTCAAGGTTATTGACAACATAGTAAGAGCCGCCACCTTCAGTACTAATACTTTGGAGCAGCTCGACATTGTGGTCAGTACCATATCCAACAGATGAGATGGAAGTGCCATTGAACTTAGTAATGGTATTACGAACAAGCTCAATAATGTCAGTTGAGTTAATAAGGCCCATATTAGCAATACCATCTGTGAGAAGGAGAATGCCCTGTTTTGAGCCATTAGTATCGACTTGAAGGGATTCGTGTGCCTGAATGATGCCTGCGCTGAGATTGGTGTTAGACTCGACACGAATAATGGAGATACGGGTACGGATATTGTCTTTTTCAGTTAAGGACACGGCAGTCTGAGTTAGGATAGTACGAGCAGCCTCACTGAAGGTGATAACGGAGATAGAATCTTGAGGGCCAAGGAAGTCAAGGAGGAATTGGAGAGACCGCTTGACATTCTCAAGTTTGTTGTAGGATTCCATAGAGGCGGATGTATCAATGACGCAACAAAGATGAACTGGGGTTCGAGTCTCGGATTCAGGCGCCTTGACTTGGAGGCAGGCCCATTCAGGATGCTTGGAGAGAGTATATGCTTGGAAATTCATTTTATGGGTTTAATGATAAGAGTGTGTAGATTGTAAGCTTGGAGGATGTACACCTAATATCCGAAACTAAACATATCAATTTTTTTCCAAGTAGGATTAAATCTGAATAAATATTTCTTAATATAAGAAAATGATATCGCCTAATATACTTATATTTATTCTTGTTGGGTTTATAATGTCAGTGCTATCATTGATATTTAGACAGAAGAAGATATATAATGTAGTTCCGAAAAAAATATGGACGTATTGGCATAATCCAGATAAAATACCAAAAGCAGTTAAACTATGTATGGAGTCTTGGAAGAAATTTAATCCAGATTATGAAATTGTACTTTTGACAAAGAAGAACTTTCAGGGCTACGTAACTATTCCAGATATATATAGAACTCATCCGCATTTTAATGATTCTCCGCAGAGGTTTTCAGACTTGGTAAGATTATATGCAGTAGAGGAGCACGGTGGAGTATGGATAGACGCCTCTGTTTTAATAAAACAACATTTCGATGAATGGTTATTTCCAAAATATGCTGAATATTCTGGATTTTACAGTGGTCCATTTACATTAGACCCCAAAGCACCAGTAATAGAGAACTGGTTTTTTGCGGCGAATAAAAATAGTAAATTTATTAAGCTCTGGAAACAAGAATTCCTTGAAATGGCAAACTTTAAAGATATTCAGGGGTATTTGGATTCACGGAAGAAAATGGGTGTTGATTTTAGCGGGCTAAGAGATCCACACTACTTAGCCGCATATGTTTCTGCTTTAAAGGTGATTGAAGTAGATAAATATCCCCAAGATACACTTATTCTAAGAGACTCAAAGGATACAGCATTTAGGTATTTGAAGGATGCTATATGGTATCCTGAGAAGGGGATGAAATTAGCGTGTAGTGACAAATCCTATCAGGCACCTATTATGAAGATGCGATCAGATGAACGCAATATACTTGAAAGGGATATAGATAGGGATTTATCGCCTGAAAAGTGTGGGTGGTTAGATTAGACTTTTTTAGTCGCAGTAGTAGTCGCCTCTTTAGACTTCTTCCACTTTTTATAAAAGTGTGTCCATTGTACGAAGTAGGATGATTGTAGTTTATCAATTGCGAGCTGATGGAGTTCCCGTTCCTGAGGACTTAAAGAAGCATAGAATTCATCAAAGTCGACTGGGAGGGGCGCTGGTTTGGGTGGTGTATATACTTGCATTCTATCTGTCTAATTCAATGTAGAAAATAGTAGTCAAATTTTACCTCAGATATTAATAGGTAAAGGCGTCAAATGTATTTCAAAGATAAACGTGTGCTATCAATAAAAACGCCAGAGGATATGTTAAAAATCCTTAATTCAAAGGGTAATTCATTAAGCAGTTATAAGAAGGGTTCAAAGATTACAGTATATAACAAAATGGAATCAAACTATTCTTATGTGTTAGCTGAGAATCCGGGTAAAAATTTTGCAGAAGGTTTTGAACCAGAGCTAACACCTGCGAAAATGTTAGAACTTGGTGTATTTGAGGGAAAGTATCTAAATGACTGTCTTTTAGAGTTTCCTAAAGAATGGTTCTTAAAGGCAATTGATAAAGGAAAGTTAAGTCCTGAAGGTGCGAATCCAGAAATTAATTTATACAAAGTTAAGTCTCGATTAGATCTCGATCAATGGGAAGATTATGGATGGGTTCCTAACCCAGAAGGTCATATAGCTAAACAGTATCCTATTCTATCAAGTAAAGAAAAAAATAATGATGTTCGTGGTTGGTTTCAGTGGTATTGTAGATATTGGATGGGCCGCAGAGAGCCTGAAATGGATGCGATTCAAATCAAGAGATGGCGAGCATTTCGCAGACATTTAGGACAGATTAAAGCAAACTGCAAACCAGGTGATTTAGAATGTCGCCCAGTGCAACGCCAAAGTTTAGTACAGTGGTCATATAGAGGTGATATATAAAATTTGATTTAATTATTTTAATAATTATATAAGTAAAATGGGTTATATTTATATGATTAAGAATAAATTAGATAATAAATGTTATATAGGACAAACTATAGAGAATGATATTAATACACGATGGAATAAACATAAAAGAAATATTAATTCTGATGGATGTCCAGCCTTATATGGTGCTTTTAGAAAATATGGAATAGATAATTTTGATTTTAAAATAATTTGTATATCGTTTGATGAATTTTTAGACCCCTTAGAAGTGTATTATATTTCAAAATTTAATTCAATTGCGCCAAATGGCTATAATTTAGAGAGTGGTGGTAATAAAAATAAAGTATTTCATCCTGAAACCTGTAAGAAAATTAGTATATCCCTAACAGGTAAGAAACACAGTGAAGAAAGAAAACTTAAAAACAGTAATGCTCAAAAAGGCAAGAAATGGTCAAATGAGACAAGACAAAAAATGAGTGAAAAGCGTAAGGGTATGAAATATAATTTAACAGATGAACAAAGACAAGAGATAAGTAATAGATTGAAAGGTCACACAGTTTCAGAAGAAAATCGACAAAAAATAGCAGAAGCAAATAAGAAAAGGGTATGGACAGATGAAATGAAGAAAGATATGAGTAATAAACTAAAAGAACGAAATAAACATTGTAAAAAAGTTGGAAAATATACATTAGACGGTATATTATTAGAAACATATAATAGTATTAAAGAAGCAAGTGAAAAAGTCTCAGTCACACGTGAATATATTTCAAAATGCTGTAATAATAAAACAAAAATATATAATGATTATGATTGGAAATTTATTTAATGAATATCTAATAAGCCCTTAACAAATTGGGCATATGATGGAAGAGTCTAGTTATTCAAACTATAATTCGAGCATCTGAACATCTTCTTCCAACTGTTGAACTACATCATCCTCTTCCTCTTCTTCCTCCAAATTAATATCATTAGCTGAAAGTTTTTTTATAGCTTTTGCTGCTTTTTTATCAGGATGAGCTTTATTGTATTCTCTAGTGAAAGCGGTTTTAACCTTAGTAGAGAGTTCAAACTTATCGAACATAACTTCTTGTAGATTATCCATAATATCATCACGTGTATATCGCATTTGATCCATAGTTTTAATGACTGTCTTAATATCAGACTTATCAGCTTTGAGTGGATTTAGTAGGATATTTTGAAGTGGTTCAGCGTAGTCCAAACGGAAAGAATCATTTGAGGAGAATACTTTAGAGGAGAGGTCATCAATGTAGCGTTTGTGTTTGAGTCTTTTAGAGTTTTTACCGAGCCAGGCAGGAAAGATTTGAAATGGAGCAGGGCCTGAAACAGTTTTAGCAGCACTTACTACTGATTGTACAAAGTGAGGAAGCAAACTCCAGTCCTGAGTTCTATGAATTCTTCTATTTATCACATCACCAGCAGAGATAAACTCTGCTGCACATACAGCATCCTCTAATGAGTTTCTACTTGCGCCTAAGTATGCTTCTTGAACCATAAGAGGAATCATATTATAATCTACAAAGACTAGGTTAGCGGCTTCATCAAGGGATGCTTTTTTATTACCGATAAGTTTTTGGGTGGCTGAGAATAAGTCAAGACGAAGATTGGAATCTTTATCATTTTTGGATTCGACTGTATCTGCTCCATAGAATTCAAGATTGTTGAGAATGGAGCGAATATCATTACCATTCTTTTCACAAAGGCCTTCTAAATCCAACTTTGTTACTTCAATTTTTTCTGCCTTTGCTACTTTGAGAAGAGCAGTAGCAATAGTTGATTTCACTGGTCGATTAAATTTAATATCTAAACACGCATTTATAATCGGTCGCAACTTAGGAGGTTTCTCATTCGCAATACAAATAATAGGTGTCGAAGTCTTCTTAATGATAGAGGCAATTTCACCAACACCACCACGTTCAGATAAACCATCAACTTCATCCATAACAATAATTTCCTTAACAAGTCGTCGAATACCAAGTGCCATTAGACCGCGTAGAACAGATACAGAGCGAGTGTCTGAAGCATTATATTCTTTTACTTTGTAGCCGAGGGACTCAGCGATAAGATGAACAGTAGTCGTCTTACCAATACCAGGTGGGCCTGTTACAAGAACACCACGACTATCAGGGTAACTACTGCTCGTCGCGTCCCAAGATTGTAGCCAAGTAGTGATTTGATTAATTTGTTCTTTATGACCGATAACATCAGCTATGCTCTTTGGAGTGTATTTATCAACAAACATCTCTTTAGCTTCATAGTGTTTCTCTTCAGCCACTTTGGGAGCTTTTCTTACAATTGGAATACCTAATTTGATGGCTTGTTTGTATCGCCAAGATTCAGTGATGGGTCGTCCATCATTACATTCGGATCCAATATGGAGTTTATAGCCTGGACGTAAAACTTTATGAACAGTAAATTTGTTTATAGAGTCCCTATTAAGATTTCCTGTAATAGCAATATTCATTGTATTACAGTATTTCAAGTTGCTATTTAACTTAAATATATTAAAGAATCAATTTTTTATTAAGAACTTAAACCATAATGCCAGATTATATATAATAAGTTAAATGTCGGATATGGAAACATCTAATCCTGAAATTGAGGCTACACCAGTTGGATATGTATCTCCTGTTACAGAGACGGTTACAGAGACGGCTCTAGAGACAGTTCCAGAGACAGTTCCAGAGACGATTCCAGAAGTTTCCTCAGTTCCAGAGACGATTCCAGAGACGATTCCAGAGACGATTCCAGAGACGATTCCAGAGACGATTCCAGAGACGATTCCAGAAGTTTCCTCAGTTCCAGAGACGGTTCCAGTTACAGAAGTGACTCTAGTAGAAGAGACGGTATCAGAGACAGTTCCAGAGACAGTTCCAGAGACAGTTACAGAGACAGTTACAGAGACAGTTCCAGATACAGAAGTGACTCCAGTGGATGAGGATTCTGAAAAGGGTAATATTGAGGCAACTGATACTCCAGTAGAATCTGAAGTAGAAGGAAATGAAGAGGAGGGAGAGGAGGAGGAAGAAGAGGAGGAGGAAGAAGAGGAGGAGGAAGAGTATGAAAATAGTAAAACTGAAAATAAGGTTCACGATATCCAACCAGTAATTAAAAATAACGAGGGACTTCCATTTCCTATTGTATGCTCTGCATCACTTCTAGCATTTGTATATTTGCTAAAACTATTTTTTATGTTTTGTGCATTTACAAGAATGGGCTGTAATAGAGAATGTGTGTGTTTTGATGTTTAAACTTGATTAAAATGCTTTTAGTAAGTGATGTGCAATAACAAAGAGAACACCGCCCCATAGTGAATCAGCAATTGCTAATCGCCAATCATATTTATCGAGTATGGTATAGCTAGTAAAATCGTATACAGCGTATATTGATACACCGTATAGGAATGCTTGCTTGTAACTCGTAGTTTCTAAGAGCATATATGCCAAAAATAAATAAACAACAGCTGCGCCAATCCATCGTACTTGAACTGGGGATCCTTGGATATTTTCAGTCATTTTGCGAGCATATATACCAGCAGTTAGGAGCCAAAAGATATCAACCAATAAAAGAATTGCAGCGGCTTTGAGTAATGAATATGGATATGATGTCATTTCTAATATAGCTGCGTTTTATTTTGTCAAATGATAATTTGTGATTAAATAGACCATATGGAGACATCAACGATTCAGATAGACGCATTTAGTACAAATCTTCACGGGGCAAGAATTCTGTGTCAGGGTCCGTTTCCGAATGGAAGGTATGCTCCGATTATGGAATCAATACAAAAGTTAAGGGAACCATTTAAAAAGAAAATACTTCTAACACGAACCACTTTTTCACTTTCAAAGTATCTTCCCTTACAATACGACGCAGTATTTCAAGTAAAAGATACTCACGACTGGACGCTAATTCTTACTTATATTACTTATGCTCCAAAGCCTCTGTTAGTAGTAGCGGAGGATGTTCCGATTCCAGATGGATTATGGCAGAAACTAAATAAGACTACAACATTTGTGAATATAACGTCATCATATGTATTAAATATTCGTCCATATGATGCGATATTTTTTGCACCAATTGAGGAATTAGCAACTAGTTATACAGAATATGTATTGAAGTTACTTCAAAGTGTGTATAAAGCATCATATTCACCAAAAGAGCATAAGGAGGTATTACAGGAATTGCGAGTGGCTTCAGCGGGTGTATGTTGGACCAAATATGAAGAGGATACACAAGGAGGAGCGATTTATTGGTATGATCCTGTAGGAAATAATCAAGGCGATAGTTTATCAAATAAACAAATGTCAGAATTATTTAATTGGTTATCTCAGCAATTTAATAGAGATTAAATGCCATTTTTAAGACGATTTCTATGAACCTCGCTCATTAAATTATTGAAATTATTAGCGTTTTCTTCATTTTGAGTGCGCATAAGTTTTTTTAAGTAATTTTCTTGAACACGCATACCTCTATTGGTTTCCAGATTA